CCGGGCCAGTCTTCGCGGAGGGGTTTCCGGCGAGGTTCTGCTTGATGGAGTCGAGCAGCCCCGGGCCAGTCTTCGCGGAGGGGTTTCCGGCGAGGTTCTGCTTGATGGAGTCGAGCAGCCCCGAGCCAGTAGGCTTCACGAAGCCTTGGTTTATATTCCCCTTAGCTGCAGATAACGCTGCGCCCAGACGGCCCGGCACAGAAGGCAGGCTCTTAGCAAGACTAAATAGGCCGCCGCCGGCCTGCAGGGCTCCAGCCCCGGTCAGCCCAAGAAGGGAAGCGTTCGTAAGAGTGTTTAACGCTTTCTCCTTACTAGATAAGTCAAACTCTGAGTACGTCTTGGCAGACAGCGCACCAACACCCTCGGCCGCCTTAATCGGCGCTGTAAATACAGAAGACGCTCCGATAGCGAATGATTTTGCAATACCCTCTGGGCTAATAGGCTGCACACCCTTTGCAGCAAACTCGTCAGATAGCTTATTACCACCTCCTACGAGACCTGCACCTACTGAACCTACCACCCTTTTCAGTAGGCTGGTGACAAAGTCATTTACCTCGCCGGCGCCTCCAACACCGCTATTATCGTTGGCTATGCTCAACCTATTAAGAGTAGGATTCTCCTCAAATCTTGACTGTGAGCGCTGAAACTCAAGAATCTTCTCCTTCACGTTCAGAAGTGCGAGCTTGGCCCTCAATGCCTCTTTGTAAGGCACCTTATACCTAACACCCTTCAGAGAAACAAACGCGCCTTCCTCTGGGCTATGACTGGGGAGGGTGATGCTACTAGCTAGGGTGCCTGCCTCTACTTGCCTATCATAAAGGCCACGCAGCAGTGGGTTTCCAGACTGCCCGAAAGTAATCCCCCCTAGTGACTTTCGCAGCTGGCCCACATCTGCTAGGATGCTGGCCCCCTTTCCTCCGATAGCTTGCAGAGCTATGGCCCCCTCCTTAGTAAACTGGGAGCGCGCCCTGGCTGGGTCGACAACCGCCACATCCTGAGGGGACCCTACCTGGCTTACAAGCTCGCTAATAGATTTTTGCTGAGACGCTGCTAAGCGAGCGCTTTTCTCTGCAGAGTACTCTAGAAGAGCAGGGTTGTTCAATGCCCTATCTATACTAGCGGCACCTACGCCAGCGGCTATCTTATCTGCTTCGGTAGCTGCTGTATACTCTTGCAAAGAGGAAAAGCCCTTTCTAACGGCCTCCTGGTACTTTATGTACCCAGACTTAGCTTTCGTTACTGCCTCTTCAAAATCATTAGTCTTATTGCCTCCCACCGCAGACGGAGGAACAGCTATACGGGACGAGTCAAACAGGTCGGAGTCTTCGGAGTTCGACAGTACTATCCTACCGCCCTTACTTACGCCTACGTAAGAGCTCCCCGTGCCCTCAGGACCACCGTACCCCCCACCAGGGTAAGCAGAAGGCTTATAGCTGAATCCGGCAGATAGAAGAGACCGACCATCCGATACCTGTGTAGGGTCGTGTAGCGTCTTTACACCAGCTACTCCCTCGCCGTTTAGAGGGCCCTCCGCAAGCGTACGGCCCTTAGGAGAAACGAAGTTACCGTTCTCATCATACCAGCCGTTCTCTTTCAGAATCAGGCCACCCTTAGCGTAGCCAGGTAGCTTACCGGAGCGCAGCGCACTAAGCGCTCCCTGCCCATACGAAGAGGACAAACTACGAACAGCAGTTCTAGGAAGAACAAACTCACCGGAGGTAAGCATTGCGGGTACTTGGTCAACACCACTGGGACCGTGCACTATTCCGCCCAAGGCCTTTTTGACGGGGGCGGAAAAGTCTATCGGCAGAGAAGGAACAGCGTCGCTCTTAGCTGTGCCCTTTAGTGCGTTAGCTACCATCTCTGGGATAGACTTTACCAGTTTATCAAACGCCTCACTAACATCGCCAGCGGATACTGCTAGCTTATCTAAGGTAGTAACTAGGGGGTCTGACGAACCTGCTACTGCCTTCACGGCCTCGTCAAAAAAGTTGCCATCTAGAGGAGAAGCTGGTCTTTTACTATCGGTAAATGCTGTAAAAGCTGCTGTGTTTTCCCTAATCTTGGCTAAGTCAGAGTTAGCAGTCCTGGTCAGGTCCTCAAGAGGGCCTAGTGTAATCTTACGCTGGTTCTCAAGAGTGGCCTTAGTGTTGCCTTCCTGCAGCTTAGAAATCTCAGCCGATAGGTTCTGAAGAGATGGCAGCCCTTGGAAGTACTTCTTACCGCCAACCTCTTTGACGTCGCCCGCAGAGGCCAGCTCTGACTTGAGCACCTCAATAAGATTGCCAACGGGTGCACCGCGCCTTTCAGCCTGAGCCAGCACTTGAAGAGCCTGCTTGCCCGCATTAACCTCAGTCGAAAGCTTCTCACGTTCCTTGGCCTGGGCCTCTGTAATACCAACCTCTTTCTTGTCAAACTTCAGCTTCTCCAGCTCTCGTTGAATATTTCGGTACTGGTCAGCTGTGACTCCCTGCTCCAGCTGTGACTTAAGCTGTTCTTCGCGCTGCTGAAATTTATTGAGGTCCGTTCCTTTCTGCCCGAACTGCGCAGGCTGAACAGAGAACGCGCTCTTACCTAGAGCCCTGTCAATTGAGGAGGTATCGAAGCTAATCCGCGAAGCTATCTCTAACGTGGATACTAGCCCCTCAATCTTCTTCTTGACGTCCTCCAGTATAAGCAGGCGTCGCGCCGACTCGGCGAATCTACCAATTTCGGAGTTAGAAGTTTGTATAACCCTAGTGAGTCTATCCCTAATGGCCTTCTCTTTATCCAGAGCACTAGAGATTGCTAGAGAAGCACGTACACCTATCTCGGTCTTATCACGTCTAATTGTAGCCAGGCGCTCTTCATTTTTAGTAATCTCCGTACCTAATGATTTAAGCACGCGCAGAGACTCTGGGCGAATAACTGACTGAAAATCCTCCACCGCCCTAAAAATACCACCAAAAGTCTTCTGCAAACGCTCAAGCGGAGACAGGTCTTCTTGCGCCTTGCCAACATTAGGACTGGAGGTTACAAGCCCCTTCAAAGCTCCCGCAAGCGGGCCGGCAAGCTTTCTGTCGATATCCTTACCGGTAAGCTGAGATTTTATCGTACGAAGCGATGTATCCAGCGTATGTGCAAAAGTTTGCACAGAGAACGCGCTGCTAGCTACCTCTGCGTTGAAGCTGTCCAGTGTAGCGGAGAGAGCAGCGTTAGCTTTCTGAAGCTGAATAACTCCACCCAACATACTCCTAAACTTCTTCTCTAACGCATCTACAGCCTGACCAGTATTAACAGTGGTAGTCCCACCAACCTTTAAGCTGTCCGGTCGAGCAGATATGCCGGCCTGTATGGCTTTCTTAATAGCCCCCTCAAAGCCGGGGGAGTTTACAAACATAACAGCCTGCGTAGCTTGTGAATACGCAGCAGAATCCCCCTGTACAGCATTATAAGCTGCTCGGGCCGAGCCTCTTTTGCCGAGGCCTATGGAGGAAAGCACTGTGGCAAAACCAAATTTCACGGAGTCTACAAGCCCGTTGGTCAAAGCTAGCCCAGGAGCTGCTCTAGCGTCTTCCCTGACTAGAGAAGCTATCTCTTTAATAGAGCTAGGAGAAGCGTCACCACGTGAAACTGCTTCTTTAATAGCGGCCGCTAGAACTTGTGGTGTGTCCTGCGAGGTCTTACCAGAAATCCTGCGTGGGCCGCTTTGTGCAGCGTCAGCTTGAGCTATAAGCCTTTCCTCAATAGAGCTTAGCGCGGCTGGGCCAAAAAACGACTGCATACTGTTAGAAAGTGAAGCAGAAATCGCAGTCTGGCTAGCTTTATCGGCCTGCTTCTGCTTGAGCTCCTGCTTGGTTGCATCTATAGTTTTCTGGTCAGCAGTACCATAAAGTAGGAGCTTGGTGAGCGTACCTAGTCCTTTAGCCGTCTGCTCAGTAGCTGTAGCGGTACGGCCTGTTAACTTCAGCTGTTGCTCTCTCTGAGCAAACGCCTTACTCTGCAGTGTTTTCTCTAAAGCAGTTTTAGCGTCCCCCGAAGCTTGGATGTTACGCACCAAAGAAATAACATCATCTGGAGTACCAAGCTTACCCAAAGAAGCCCGGAACTGCGTAAACAAGGCGGGCAAGTCAGCGGCAAGTCTCTGTGTGGCTTTAATCTGTGTAGCCTGCTGCTTGCTGGCGTCTTTGTTAGACGTGAGCTTATCAATCTGCTGACCAAAGTCCCTGTTAAACTTCTGAGCAGCCGTGAGCTCACCAGTAGTAGCTGTGGGCTTAAAGTTCCTAGACTGCACAACGCCGCGCTCTGCGCCGACCGCAAACTGTGCTAGAAAGTCGTCTACAGAGCGGCCTATGTCTGCGGTCTGAAGCTTATACGCTGCCTTCTCGGACTCGATTCCAAGCTGCTGTACATCCGTAGCAAGCCTAAGCACAAATGACGAGACGTTAAGGTCAGCTGCTGCTTTCCTAAGAGAAGAGGAGAGCCCCACAGTGGCCTGCTCAGAGTTCTTGGTAATCTCTTTAAAAGTCCTCAGCGCTGTGTTGTAGTCCCGCTGGGCTTTTGAGGCTTGACGAAACAAATCAGGCAGTTCCTTGGCTACTCTCTGCTGAGGGGTTAGGTCTAGGTCAAGCCTAGCTCCAAGGTTAATCTGCCCGGAAAACGCGGTGCCCGCGCCGGCTCCGGTAACTATCTGTTTTACCTTATCAATCTCCTCCCCAACCCTCCGGGCGAGCTTCCCCGGAGATAGTACTTTAGCGTCAGATATACCGCTATTGATAAACTTCGAGGCCTCGTCCCTGACTAGTCGTCCAGCCCTATTAAACCGCTCTACTATCAGCTTGCCTTCTTCATCAATCAGCAAGCGAGCTTGGCTAAGCTTGTCCTCTCCCGGCAGCCTAAAAACAAGAAAGGCATTCTCGAAATCCCTGGCCCCCTTCTTTATCTGGTCCCGTATAAGCTCAACGTTACCCGCATCAAAAGGCAAGGGGTCGACCTTTTTAGCTGCAAACTTAGCAAGGGTGACCTCGCCGATAGCGCCTACATCCTTTAGCCTAGTTTTAGTGCGCAGCAAGAGCCTGTTGAGAATATCAGAGGCATCTGCAGCCTTCCCAAGGGCGGGCACAAGCTTGCTGTTCGCTGCGCTGGCTAACGCAGCTAGAACTTTAGACCCCCCTTCTGAATCCCCCAGTGTCTGGAAGAACTCTGCGGGCGTATCTTTATCGTATGAGTCTACCAACGCGTTAAGTCTGAACTCAGCTACCTTGAGCTCGGCGGAGTATTTGGATACCTCTTTTGAAGACTCAGCGATGCTACGCCTGAAGCGCTTAGTCGCCGAAGACTTATCGAAAGCACCCACGTTAGGCAATGAGCTAGTTACAGCTGTGTACGCTTTAAGACCAGAAACTAGCCTTGTGTTAGCATCGTTGTACTTGTCAACAGTGCGCGCTGTCTTAAACATCGAAGCGCCTACTATCTCTGTAGCTACAGCTGCGGCCGCCTGTGTCTTCTTTATGGCAAGGCCCGTGGCGAGCACTGAAACCGCGGAAGAATTAAAGTTCTTCATCCCCGAGTCGGCCCTAAGAAGAGCGTTACCCATATCGTCGAAGCCTACAACCACATCAACGGCCGCTGCACCCAGAGAAGGCAAGATATCAGTCTGAGCCCTGGCTAGTGCAAGCGACTCCAGCTCCGGGGGCTTGTAAGTACCTTGAGAACGCTGCTCGGCAGCCTTGGCGGGCGACGAAGCGCGCGCAGCTTCAATCCTCTTTTGCGCGTCCTCAAAAGCTCGCAGCTGCCCTTGGGCTTTTCTAGCCACGTTCAGCTGCTCCTCCATCACGGCGATGGGTTTCTTGAGCTTGTCCGCCGCCTCGAGGCCCGACTCTGTAACAGCTTTGTAGGCAGAGTACAGCCCATAAACAACGGCGACTACGGCAGTAATACCAAGAGCTAGGCCGCCCATCGAGGCTGTAAAGCCCGCGTTAGCGGTCAACGCCGCTCCCTGCGCTGCCGTCAACTTACCAAATACCTGCCCTATAATAGGTACGGTGGTGGCTATAGCCAGCCCAATACCTGCAAACCGCTGCCCGAGACGCGCCGCCGTAAGGCCAAGCTTGCTAAAGAATGAGTTCATGTCCGCTACGCCTAGAACGGCTGCCCCAGTGCTCTTATCTACGGCGCGCACCGCCACTGAGAACTTACTCATCTTGTTGGCGGTCTCGGTTGTGGTATTCCCCAGCGACCTAAGCGCACTATTAGCTAGATACACACCCTCAGCAGAAGTTGATAGACTCTTGACCGCATTCTTGGAGAAATCTCCAACCTGTATAGTTGCTGCCCTAAAGGGGTTGTCCTTAACCAGCGCAGTTGCTGCGTCTCCCAGTGAGTCTAAAGACTTACCAGCACCAATAGTACGAGCGCCAGCGCTGATAGAAGAAAATAGCCCCACAGATGCGCCCGGCAGCGCAGACATAGTGGAGAGTACCCCGTCTAGCCTATCACCTACACGAAGAGCTGCTACACCTAGTAGGCCAAAGCCACCTACGAAGGCCTGTATTGACGCGGGAAGTGCGTTGAATCCGGCAGTTAGAGCAGTAATTCCTCCAAGGACAAACTTTGCTGCCGGCAGAAATACACTACCCAGCTGTACTGCAGTCTGCTTTACCTGCTCCTTGAACAAGGACCACTGCTTCACGGCTGACTTCATTACCTCCTGATTTTCACGCATAGCCGAGCCAGCAGAGTCAGTACTAATAGCAGAAGCACTTACAAACTCGTTGAACCTCTCCATGATAACTAGGAACGTGTTGTACTGCCTAATGCCTGCAGCAGACTGTGCAACAGCTAGGCGTTGGGACTGTGATAGCGTTCCCCAGACCTTAGATAGGTCCGTAATGATTGGTAAGAAACCACGAAAGTTACCAGCAGCATCAGAAGCATCTACACCGATTTGCTTCAGAGCAGTGGCTGCGGCGGGACGAGTAAGCCTTTGAAAGATAAAACGTAGTGAGGTACCAATCTCCTTACCAGTCTGCCTAGTAGCAGAGCCGATGGCAGAGACCAAACCGTTGAAGCTATCAAAATCTACGCCAGCGCCTCGGGCGGCTGTACCAGCCTTTTTAACCGCGTCGGCCAAAACATCTTCTGTTACGGCTGTCCTATTCGCTACCTCGTTCCACGAATCTAAGATTCTCTCGGACTGTGAAACCTCAAAGCCAAACTGCTTGAAAGCAGCAGTCAACGCTTCAGCAGCCTTCGGCGCGTCAAGAGAAGTAACGTTTTCCGCAAGGGCTGTGACCTGGCTGGCTGAACTTATGTCTGGCAGCTTAAGGCCCTGCTGGGCAAACGTAAACATGGTCTGCAGTACCGACTCGATGGAGGTACCAAACGTATTTGTAATAGCGTTGGCGGTATCAAGAACCTCACGGCGGAAAGAGGAGAAGTCAGCGCTAGACCGTTGGATTACCTTTCCAACCTTGATTACCCCGGTTTCAACCTCTGTGATAGTAGTCAGGCCACTTCTAAGTACTGATAGCGCACCATAAAGAAGGCCTGAAGCTGTGCCCCACAAGGCCACGCGCCTTACAGCTGTCTGTAGGTCAGTCCTGCTTGCCAGCACTGTCCCTGCGGACTTAGCTACTAGAGCTAGCCTGCCATAACTATCAGTGGTGTTCTTGATAGTCAGGTCAAGCTTCTTCATACCACCGGTAGCAGAATCGGGGACCGAAAACTGGAAGCTTATGGGAGCAGCCCTCTGTCCAGAAGCTAACTTAGACTGCAGCTCGGACCTCTTCTCGGCTACGGTGCGCGCAAGCTGAGTAAAAGCCTGGTCTCTAGTAGCCCCTTGTGGCACAGAGTTCTTTTGAAGACCGCTACTAATTTGTCTAACAGCCTGTGCCGCAGCGCGTAGGTTCTCCGGGTCTAAGCCTTCTAGCTTGGCTCCTTTCGCCCTTGTGAGGTCGACTGCTAAAGCCGCTATCTGCTTACGAACGTCTGTAGCCGAGCCCTTGAGCTCATCGAAAATCTTATTAACTATCTCTGCCGGCTGGCGTAAAGCCTGTACCCCCTGCAGTGATTTTACTACCTCACTAGACAGCTTGTTGGTAATCCCGTCAGCCCCAAAAAGTGAGAGCGGAGCGTCGCTGCCTGTTCTTACGGCTGAAACCCGTCCGCGCTCCTGAGCCAGCGCACTAAACTGCTTCGCAGCGTCGCGTAGTTTAATCTCATCGATGGGGTCTACATTCTTAAGAGCCTTCAGGTTCCTTATTACTACCTGAATCTCCTCATCTAGCCTTTCGACTGGAAGACGGGCGGCGTCTAGCTGCTTGTATAGCTCCTTGGCTAAGTCGTTGCCTGTCTTGAAAGAGCTTAGGTCGAGGGTGCCTAAGTTGTCACCTACTCCACCAAATGCAGCAGAGCTTACAGCGTTAGCACCCACCTTGCTCTTAGTGTTGCCCTGCGTAAAAATCTTCTGCTGGAGCTGCGCTGAAAACCTATCTGGCAGGGCCCCTCTCTGTAACTGGGTAGAGGTTGTAGTAAGTACCTGTCTAAGTACCTTCAGCTCCTCGTTAGCAATGCCATCCTCAGCCAAAACTCGGCCGGCTGCTGCAACTGACTCACGCAAAGTCTTCATAGAGTTGCCAGACGTTAGAATCTGGCTCTCTAGAAACTCCATAGCTAGCGCAACGGGCTCTGTCTTAACTAGGTTGAACTTTCTCTTGAAATCCTCTACTTCGTCCTCTGTACCGTGGACAATAGTATCTATGGAACGCTTTATTTCACGACCAACTTTTCCGAGGCCGCGCGAACCCCCTACGTTCAGAATATCCGCGCCAGGAAGCGCTAAGCCCTCCGGGCCAGTGTACGGACCAGGGCTGCCCCCTCTAGGGGCGCCTGCTCGTTGTACATCAAGCGCCTGAGTGGAGATATTGGCGAACTTTTTCTTCAGCTCATCGTACTCGTCGGCTGGTGCACCTCTTGCCGCTGCGTCGCGCAAAGCCCTATCGGCTGCCCTAACCTGTTCCTGCATCTGCCCAGTAAGAGCTACAGTCGTAGCATTACCTAGCTGCTTGAACGCCGTGTTAAACTTATTGGCAAACTCAGTGCCCTGTTCAACAATAGTGCCCTTCTTAATCTCCTGGATAATCCTGCGGACTTCGGTTACTTTTTCTTGTACTGTCTTACTAGAGTCCTCAAAGAGCTCACGCAGCGTGTTGGAGTACTTCGCCAAATGGGCGGGAAGCTTAGCGAACCTTTCTAGCGCTGTTTGTAGGTCGTTAGTTGGAACCTGCTTGGCTTCGCGCTGCAGGCCCTCTAGCACCTCGTTCAGCTCCCTAACATCCGAAACACCGACCTGGCCTGCATGTGAGCGGCCTCTCTTCCTGGCCAGAAGTGTAGCAGCTGTGCGTGTGGCGTTGCCCTCTTTGTAGATAAAAGGGTCGGTAGAAGATACAGCTGGGCGCGGGCCTGCGGCTGCTGCAGACGTGCTAGACGCATTCTGCGCAGCCGAGGCGGCGGCTGCGGACGCCGCCGACGCTGTAATACTATCGCCGGCCTTCTTGATAGAATCGGCCAGGCCGTCCAGCTTCCCTACGAGGCGTGCAATGGCCCTATCTAGGTTAGTCCTACCACTGCTGCCGCCGTCCCCGCTGTCGCTGCTGTCTTTTGGGCTCGGCGTTCGAGGGGGCGGCGGGGGAGGGGGAGGAGCTGCACCGCTGGCAGCGGTCTTTAGACCCTCAGCCGCGGTCTTGAGCGTGTTTACGGAGGAAGTAACGGTACGTACTGTGGTTGGTAAGGTATCTAGGATAGCTACAAGCTTGTCAATGTTAGACGCGGCAGTCGCTACACTGCGCGTAGCGCTTCCACCAAGCTTGCCTGGTACAGACGCTAGTGCTGTTACTAGCTTGTTCACACTACGCGCAGCAGTATCAAGCTTAGCAGCAGAGTTACCGTTTGGGAGGCTCGAAGAAAAAATACGAGAAACAGCCTTCAGGGTCCCCTCAAGGGCCTGGGTCTGAGTCTTTATAGCTGAGGACTGGGCTGCCTGGAAGGCTGCGGCTTTGATATCAAGCGGTATTTTGATACCCTTGATGTACTTCTCGAGCTCGCTGGTATCTCCAGGCTTAAGATTTAGGAGGGCGTCAAGATTGAACTTGAAATTGGTATCTGCCATTTTATCCTTGCCTACGCCTAACCTGCGCCTATCGTTTCTTAACCTTTTCTGCTAGGTCCACCACGGACGTATCGCCTTTCTCCCTTGCCTTTTGTGCGGGGGTCTTAGAGAAGTCAACATCCTCAAAGACTGGATTCCCCTTCATAACTATCAGCTCTTCGTGGTTCCAAGCTGTGGAGTTCTTACCACTGGCCTTCTTAATGCGCTCTTCGCTAGCTTCACGCTTAGTCCGCTCGAAGTATTCGTCCATAAACTTGTCCAGCGCAAAGTCGTCCTCGATGACTGCAGGGTCCGGCCTGTCTGAAGGCATCATCTCGTGCAGCGACTGGTAAAACGCTGTCCAGTGCATTAAGTGCAGCATATCTATAGAATAATCATAAATGGGCCTTGTGAACAGTTGTCCCCCGTGCTTCTGTGCAGCTAAGTATCTTACCCCCCACTGGGAGGACCTAGCTATATACCTGAGGGTTTCTGTTGGCAGCCCCATAGAAAAAATGGTAAACTCGAGAGCTGCGTGCCGACGAAACATCACGTCTGGCTCATCGTTAAAGCTGGATATAGTAGGCCAAACACGCTCGCCAGTCTCAGGCTCCAGAACACACGAAGAGGTAAGGTACAAGAGCCTAAACTCCTCTGACTTACGTTCCACAGTGTGCTCTAAAAAGCTTTCCTTGCGGCGACGTATGTCAAGAATCTGCCCCTTTAGGTCATCGATTATCTTAACCAGACGCTCGCGGCGCATGGGCACACGAGTAGTCTTAGCTAAGACTGCCTCTTGGGCCTTAAGTTTGCCTTGCAGTACCTCAATATCAGAGCGCTCGCCGTCACCCCAAAGCCCTCTAGACTCAAGCATCTTTTCCATAGCGCTGATAGTAGGCAAGCCCATACTCAAGGCTTCTTCCTTGGCCTGGGCTGCTGCAAAATCTGAACGCTGGAGCAGTTCTCTTGTTGGGTGCTTGAGGCATACCAAGGCAGAAGCTCCATTACGTTGCAGGGTAACGAGCTTCTGCCCCAGCATAATCTGGCTAATGAGGGACTCGACCTCTTCGTAGGTCAAGTCCATAACGCCTACTCCTCAGCAGGGGCTGCTGGTTTCCTTCGACGCCTGCGGGGGCTCGGGGAGGGTTTCTCGTCGGCAGGGGCATCAGCCACAACTTCGCCTGCTTCGAGAGCAGCCTCATCGTGGGCCACATCGGCAGCCTCATCGAGAGCTTCCTGCTCTGCTTCGGCCTCAGCAGCTAGGTCATCAAGAACCTTACGTTCGGGAACTTTGGTAAGGAAGTCCTGGTCGAGGCCCTGCATAAACAGCATTACCTGCATACGTGCCTGCATAGCCAAAACTCTGTCCTCTGTATTGATAAAAGCGTCGAAGTCTTCCCACGTCTTCGTACCATCAGCGCTCTTTACCATAGCAGACGTAAGGTAGTCTGTACGGGCATTATCAGCTAGGCTTTCGCAGGTATGACTCATAGGGCTGTTTACCCTGTGATGCCAGTCAAGCAAATCCTGTCGAAGAGATGCAACTTCTACAGCCAGCTCTGCTCTGCGCGGCTTGCTGACCTCTAACTCCATTTCAACAATCTTATCTCCGAGCAGCTCTTGAATTTCAGCCAGCTTCTTATCGTAGTTGTCCCCGATAATACCCCGGCTCTTCAAGATGTCTAGCATCTCAGATTGTGTGTTGATACCGCGAGACATAGCCTCGTTGTACGTCTTACTATAGTACCAATCAGCTTGGCGCACCGCGTCGCTAGAAGGCACAGCAAGAGCGTACTTAACATCACCTACCTCAAAAGTTCTATCCAGCTCAGTTGTCATGATAATCTCCTATCCTTCCCTTACCTGGGCTTCACAACCACAACATCGTTGGTTGGAATGAATTCTACAGTGTAATCAGTATCGATAACTCTCTCGATTTCCCTGATAGCATCGTTTGAAACAGTGAGAATCTTAGCACGTAGTGCTTTGTACCTGCCAGCATCCCCGATGGCTACTTCAGAGTAGTCTAAGATACTAGAAAACATCTGTGTAACACGTTGTTTTACTTCCTGCTTAAGTCTATGTTTAGACCTTACCCTATCCTGCCCTACATCTCTCATCACAACATCTCCTTGTAAAGGCCTAGCTAGTACTACGTCATAGCAACTAGCACGACCGTACCTATTGAGCCTATACACCTTCTCTGCAGTAAGTTCATTTGCATCTATAGGACCAGCCACGTAGGCGGCGGCGCCGGACATGGTGGTGGAAGTAGGATTCCTGACAGCCATTTAAGTGCTAGAACGCACTCGGGCTTACTAAAGAATAGTACAAAACCGCTGTACTGGAAACACATTAAGCCCTCGGTAATAGTACCCACCTGGTTTTTCCAACGTCGAAGACCTTGAAATACCCAGCAGCTCAGAAGCGTATTTAGCATTTTGTGGGCACCACTCATACACAACTTCTAGCTCTTCCAGCGACCATTTTGTACCGCGCCGGTCTTCCTTAGGACTCTTACACATCACGTTCTCCTACCAACCTATAAAAACAAGAAAGGGGAGGGGCACGTGGCCCCTCCCCTTTACAGTAGGACAATGAGAGCTGTGTGTTAACTACGAGTTCTTCTCGAATCCAGGCACCTTAAACAGGTGGTTGATGGGTACAAAGCCCTGAACCGCGAACATCTTGTTGGTAGAGCGGAACCCAAAGGTCTGAGTGGCGTTAGACCCCACAGCGAGGTTGTACGCCTCGTCCGTCATCTTAAGTCCAGGAACAATCAGAGTCTTCACGGGGTACTCGCGGTCGAGAGCTGCATACGTGTACTTCTGACCCTCTACAAAGTACTCCTTGCCGATAAGCGAAGCGCCTGTCTTGATAATACGGTTGGAGTACGAGCCGCCGGCCTCTTCGTCTGTCTGCTGATAAACCATGACTACGAGGATAAGGTTATCCTTGACAAGAATATCATCGATACTCAAGTCAAGCAGGCTGTTGGCAGCAAACTCAGTGTACTTACCAGCGATACGAGCATACGTCTCGAGGTCTCCAGCTGTGGTCTCTAGGGACGACGTGATTTCCGTCGGGAAGGTCACCGTACGATAGTAAGGCTTGAGGTGGCCAAGCTCTGTCAGGGTTTCACGAGTAAGAGACGCCGTGACCGTAGCAGACGTGATACGCAACGACAGTGCGTAGTCCGACGGAAGAGCGGTCGGGTCAACTAGGAAGATTTCAATCTGGCCCTGGCGAACCGCACCGAGGTCTTCAGGAGCACCTCCGGTTACGATAGAGTCGGAACCTGCAGCGGTGAAGTAGTTCGCCGTAATCCTATCGGCCGTAACAGTGCCGGAGTTGCCTGCAACCGCGTACTCGTTAGCGGCGTAAAGTACGCGAGCCTTGTCACCAGCGGCCGACGTAAAGCCAGTCGGGAGCGTGATAACATGCGTGGCTGATACGTAGTTGGCCTGTGTGGCTGTAGCAGCCTGGTCGACCAATACCTCATACTTAGTCCATGCAGGGGTGCTCGCAGAGGCATCCCACAAAGCGATAGCAGGGGCGCCGGCTTCGGTCTTAAGCAAAAACGCTGCCTTCTGATTGGACAACGTGGGAATAGTCCCAGTGCTATCGTCTAGGCAGAGCTCAATGGTACCAGAAGCTGCTGTGGTAAAATCCCACTCTTCCTGGTTTACAAAACGACCGTCGTTCAACAACCACATCTTGTTGTCTGTCTCTAGGCTGTAGTTCTCGGTACCGTTCGCACCGGCGCCATATGAGAACTCAACGTTATTGACGTAAGTGTTGCTCATGAACAACGTCTGGTCAATAAGGTCGTTGTTCGTACCCAAAGCAGACTCTGTCTGAATAGGCGCCCAGAGCTGAATCTGTGCAGAGTCTAGACCGAAGTCAGACAAAGCGACGCCGTGGTAAAACGCCACGTTGCTGCCAGTGCCGCTGTCTACAGTAAGGTTAGCGTTACCGGCTGCAGCGGACACATTGAAATAACGACTATCAACGCCAGCTAGTGCTGCCATTGTGAAGACCGAGCCCCAGTCGTTGGTGTCAATAGTCACCGCGACCGTAGGGACGTCGTCAACAACATCGATGATTTCAAGCTGGCCGAGCTCAAATACGTCCTCAGAAGTAAACGTACTGGTTGAGCCAAGTGTCTGCACACGGTAAAGAAACTTACCATCTACAATTACGGACTGACTTGCGTAGATTACGCGATTTCGTCTAGTCATTATCTCCTCCTAACATCTTGTATCTAGTTTGGTGGTTGGGCTGCTTTCTTAGAAGATTGCCAGACCTGCCCTATCCTTTATACACAACTAGGTCAAAAGAAACTACAGCTCTATACCTATTAGTATCAGACCAATCTACGAAATTGGAAATATTACGCTCGGACACATTGTCAAAAAACATCCTGGGACCCTCTAAAACTGGAGCACGAGTAAAACTAGAATCGAAATACCCAGAAGTAGTTAAGTAGTCCCCAGTACTGTAGTCTAGTACCGGTATAGATTTACTGTACAAAGCATCAAAAAGTACTTCTTTCAAATCATCGCGCTCGGACGAGGTTGAACCAAAGATGTGGAGGTCTACGGGCCGACTAGAAATAAATCCAGGGCCAAGTTGGAGGCCTACACGCTTCTGTCCATAAACGTCTACAGCTACCACTGGAAGGTCTGGAACAACATTCCCTGGCCACCCATCTACCACAGACACGTAGTGGTAGGTATATGAGAGCGAGGAAGGTACAGTATCGGGGTCTTTCAGACCACCATATACATAATTTACAGAGTACGTCGAAGCCCCTATAACAGAAATCCTACTAGATTGCTCCGAAGTAGTTATGATTTCAGAAGAAACTTCGTCAAATGGAACCCACCCGCGGCCCGCAGACACGGGGCTGGGGTACAAGGAGTCTACTGACGGCCTATACAGTCCAGTAGTATTATCGTACAACAACGACTGATTGGTATAGGACTCAACGAATTCCAGGCCTAAAACCTGAAATTTAATGTAGTTGTGTAGCGTAATATCCTCAAGCCTAGCTCTAGATATAGACACTACGCACCTCCCAGGGCCATTCGAATCGCCTTATGATAGACCGCCCTCATGTCGATGCCGTCCATAGCATGCTCGAATATCTTCGCCGGACGCATACCTGACTGCGGGTGCCTAACCGACGCAAACGGAACTACTTTACTAAAAGCGCGTGCTTCGTAGGCCGCTCTACTAATCATAAACCCAGAGTGGTACCAGCCCCAGCGCTTGAAATCGGCGTCAGACCTGCTGATGACTACACCGGCCTTTATGAACTTATCGTACGTATCCTTAGATATGAAAGCAAATTCTCCACCAAAACCCTCGAGATAAAAAATCAACCAGTCAAGTACCCACGGATTATTTCCGACACTCTTAAGGTGCGACTCTAACGAAGAAGCAGACCCTGCCAGGTTGAGGCGAAGCTGCTCTATGTTTCCGGCGCTAACAGATACGGTGTTGTTTGAGCGCACAAGAGTTTTTTGTAGCGACTCCCTAATAATCTTCTCGAAGGCCTCGCGCGCTATAGGCTCCTCAGGAGAAGCTTTATCGCCAGCTGGGGCACGCCCTGCCATCTCGGAGTCATACGCGCGCATCAGATTTGTGACTATGGCTGGAACTACCTCCGCCCTCAACAACAGCTTTAAAGCAGTGAGGGCTTTTCTATCCAGCACCGCAGTAAACCTACGGAGCTCTGACTTTACCGAAGGCACTTAGCTATCCTTAACGCTGTGCCCAGTGGCGGTGGACTGTAGAAAAGCAACTACCAGCTCGTCCTGAGCGCCGAGGCCTCTGAACACAGGGGGGCTCGTCAAAACACAGCGCACGCCATCCACCATAAAGTAAGAGGCATCACGTATGGCTTGGTAGTAGGACCTGCGAGCCTTAATCCTAGCTATATTCGAGCCCTCGATACCAGCCGGAGTAAGGTCCATCGCCCCGTCCTTGGGATTCCACTTAACTAGGGCCTTGACAATTGTGGGCACCTCGTTGAATAAGTACCCCGCCCCTTTACATACTGGGCACCGACCTCTATTAAACGAAAGGGGGCTTATTGCCTCGTCAAAAATAACAACAGGCGTAACGAAGGAGGAGTTGAATATGTTCTTGGACTCGCCGGTGACTAGGTCTTGGTAACAGTTAGGGCAGGGCTGCTTCTCTGGTGGCCCATAAACTAGTATAGTCTCTCCGAGGTCCTTGACTACAGTTTTTATCAGGCTCTTGTACGTCGAACGAATCGCATTGGTAACTATCTTGCCCATTGGTCAGCTCCCAGTGGCGTGCTACAGCTAATCAATACGGACGCCGAAAATGGTCAGATTGTTGCTAGTAGTTGCTGTAACCAGGTCTTTCATCCGCTTACGTAAAGCCTCCAAGTCTTTCTGACGAGCTACTAGCCCAGAAGACGGGTCTATCGATATCTCTTCGTAGATACTTACCTTCGAGCTCGACGTCGCCATAAACCCACGCAGCTCACTCTCCAGAAGCCTAATAGCTGTCTGAATCTCGTACATCTCTGCGGTAGACTGCGCAGCAGAAAGTCCTATCGGTGGGTCTACGCTCGTGTAGGCCTCTAGAATCTCAGCATCTGAAAACCGAAAACTCTCATACCAAATATCTACTGTACCAGAAACAGTGCTTATCTGCGTCCCAGAGAATGTCACGAACTGATAACCACGTACAACAGGGTCGTTAATAGTGGTAAACGGTACGCCATCTATGGACACAGAAAGAGGCCAGCCCTTAGGGTTGTCTAGCTCAACAGAGTACCCGTCCTGGGAAACATTGTCGTAGCTAGTAGCTGAACTTATGTAGTCGCGGTTTATAGTCTTTGGGTCCCCAATCAACTGGCGTACACGCAGTACTGCTGACTGCTCCACAGACGAGAGATAAGATTCGGCTGGGTAGGAGGCCCCTCTATAACTAGAGCCTGATACAGTGCCCCTGGCGGCCTCTGAAAGGGAACTCTCGGAAGGGGCATCAACATCGTAGTAAGACCAGCGGTACCAGGAGTCTGCATTACCGAAGACGTCGGTATACGAGTACCTACCTACTCCTTCAAGAAGAGGCAGCCTGGTTCCAAAAGCAGTAACCTCAGAGTAGTCAGTAAGCTCTCTTGTGGACCTGTAGACCTTGATTTCATCATAGCCGGAGCTCAGGAGCCCATAAACATCGTCTACGAATATGTCTAACCTAACGGTCATAGGCCCTTCCTATCATTTATACTACAGTAGGACTCCCCGACTTCACCTTCACCATCTGCATGGCGTCGTAGTCAATAGCCCATGTACCGTCGTTTGGGATTCCAACCAGGTCGCAGAGTTTGGTCTTAGCGTCTTTAGCGGACTGCTCACACTTATTAGCAACCACAATTGTATTGTTTACAACCTGCATCAACCTACCAAGCTCCGCACGAACCGCGTTCAGTTCCTCAGTAAGCCGCCTCACTGTGTTAGCAGAGTCTTTGGAGTCGCCCTCTAAAACGATAGGTTCAACAGATGTATCAACTGGAATACGATTGTCAGAAAACATTAACCCTTACCTCCTAAGTAAAACTTATCCAAGTACCTATCCACTACCATGTGCAGGTAGTTTGAGCACCTATGTACAACTATTACGATAAGAGGCAAGGCTAAGTAGCTAAGCTCCCAGCCGCCGACAAAAACTACAAGCAGTACCCATAAAACTGAGGCCCATAAAGAGAAGCAGTGCGGGCAAGAGACAAGCTTATGAAGCCGCTGAAACTTGCCGCTGAGCGCCTCTCTCACGGGCCCGAATAGGTACGACTTTACTACGATTTCAGTAGTCGCCTCAACAGCTATCGTAACCGCTAAAAATAAGGCTAGGTAGTACCACAGCATCTCTACAACCTCTCTAGTTCCTGAATCCTCTCTCTGAGAATCTTCTCTAGTCTACGCTTCTTCGACATATTGCGCACCATAGAGTACGCTCGGCGAAGCTTGGAGACACTGGTGATAGAAGCAACTAGCTTAGAGGGGTCATCCACAAGCCTAAGAGCTGCGATATCCTTGTATGTCAACGACTGAATAACTTTGGAAGGCGCGTTCGCCAAGGAAGGCTTTTCAGAAACATCCGAATCGCAGTCATCCTTTACATCTAACTCTTCGTGCACAGAAAGGCTAATCTCTTTGGATTCCCCTGGAATATACGTAAACTGCGGAAGCATGTAGTGGTTGTTGTCTAACCACTTAACAAAGTCAGCCTCTGTAGATAGCTTGACTCCAGATGCTTTTACCTTCTTCTCATACATATCCCACAAGGCGCTTAGTTCCACTGTGTGCCCTGTAAAAAACTTGCGCTTGAAGATAAACACCGGGGACCCATTATTCCTGATAAGACCTTCCATGTTAAAACTCCTCTCCTAAGTCTAGTACGTAAGTGGCGTGGCCACAGTCCCAAATCCTGTCGTATCCCTGCTCCTGCCTCAACTCCCACTCTGTCTTACCGGTCAGGCGTTCCTCGGGCGTCTTGCGGAGCCCTTGGTTTCTGTGCCGCTTACCAGCTTTTACATAATGAGGAGTATGAGTAGTCCTGGATACTTTCTCGAAGCCCAAAGACTCATATACAGGACCAGCTATATTAGCGTACCTCATATCACAGTACGACTTCAAGTATCTATACTCATTGTGCCTAATCAACAGCTTGAGTGAGTTCTTCAATAACTTTGACGCGCCACCAGGAACAGACCACCCAGGCAATGAGGCGAATCGTTTGAGTTCCAAAGTAGGCTTACCGTCAACCAGAGCGTGTGTCCTGGATAATGGCCCGAAGGTCATCAACATAACCAACTCGCTCTCATAGAACAGCCCAAAAGCATACTTGAAACCAGACGCCCCTTGTAGATGATTATCATCTAGAAACAGCTTGGCTTGCTGGTGCTGCACTGCTCCAAACAAACACTTACGAGCATAAACTCTTCTTTCTGCTACACCGAGGGCGTTTGCTACCCTGCTTTTAACTACGTGAGGGCGTGCTAAGTACTCATCCTCAAACACTGTAATCAAACGTACACCCTGCTCACTGCACTTCATCATCTTATCGTAGTGGTACCTACGCGGTTTCCCAGAAGCTACCTCGCTGTGCCAGTATAGTCCACAATACTCTATTGCGACCTTTTTGTCCGGCACAAAAATATCAAGCTCAAGAGGAGCTATTAGTGTACGGTCATTCCTCAAAACTTCAACATCTACAATAGAAGAAACGTAGTCAGCGAGTTCTCGCTCGGGCGCAGAGTCTGTAAGTACAGCTGCACAGTGAAGACAGCGACTCTTATTGTCCTTGAAATTATGTAGGCTACTCTCCCACAAGTGGCCTACAGGACAAACAACGCGCATCTTAGTATTGTTGTTTACATAAGCACTGGAAACAAGCACGTAATCTTCACAAGACAGGGCGTCCAAAAACGTCTCTAAACCACGCTTGCGCCGCAGCTCTTCGTCCACCACTTCTCGGCCCGGGTGCAGAACTTCTCGGTAATACTTATTTTTGTATTCCCCGCGAGCACCAAGGCGCGCTCTTTCGGCTTTAGCAGCCTTCTTCTTTAGGCGCCTCTCCTCACATTTAGTGGAACCACAGTACTTCTTTTTTGAATCAGTGGTCTCGAATGACACTGAGCAAAAGGGGCACTCCCTCTTCACAACCTTACGAGATGCTCTATCCCTCACGCGGTCTGTTGACCTACGCAACTCCACAGAACACTCTTCAGAACACGTCTTATGCTTTGGTGATGTGGGGGCAAACACCTTTCCACAGACACTGCAGTCTTTCGGTTTAAACTTTCTCATTGCAAGCCCTCCAGAACAGTAATAGTACTGAAGGCGTAAACCGTAAACCAAACTGCCCTGCGTTTAAACCTAAAAACCAGCTTTATAGGTACTCTCTTGTGCGGCCTTGGGAAGCCCCAAGGCCGCGAAATCCTTACAGACTTCGGTCAATTACACCCATAGAAATCATGCGCGAATCCAGGCAAGCAAATCCCACTTCCTCCCATCCAAACACGCCCTGCTTCTGACGACGCAACAGTGTCGGGTCATCATAAGGCGTGAACTTGCGCTTGATGGGCATAACTAGCGAGTCGTTTACGCTGCGGTCGAAACCCCAGACCTGCGTCTCACCAGCCGTGGTGACTTCCCTATTAGCGTCAACGACGTTCGGGTTGTCGAGGTGGTAGTTCTTGAAGTTGGCGGAGCCATCAGCCGTGAACACGCCATAGCTGGAGGTGCTGCCATTGATGTTGAACTTGCCAACCGGACCGAGATGCGGAATCTCGTGCAGGTTAACGTTCCAGATGCTGCCCATACCAGCCGCTTGGAAAATCTCGCGGCGGGTAACAGGGTCGACGTCTGTGTCGGTCCACTCGCGGATATCAGCAGCATCCTCGGGGGATACATAGAGGTCCGTAAGGGTGCGGTCCGTACGACGCATACCAACAATCATCTTGTTCAAGAGCTCTTTCGAGAGGTAGCCAGCGCCAGCGGACCCACTGGAAACTTCGTACACGGGAGCGGAACGAGCACCGAGCAGGCCTGCGCCGCCGAAGTTCGTTGTACCGGCAGGAACGATAACCTTCCAACCACACTCTTCCTCGTACTCAGCAATCGCCTGAGCAATCTTGTTGATGGAACGACGCATAATATCTGTACGGCCTTCCTCGGCGTAAGAGAGCTTCCAGTCTGCAGCGGCGGAGATAGAGAACGTAGGTACGTACACGTCCTCGCCGACGCCTTCGATGAAGTTCTGAGCTACATAGCCCAAGCCAGGGAGTACCCACACGGGCACGTCAAAGTCATCAGCTACTGGGTAGAGAGCCTGGGCGCCGGGGCCGAGATTCTCAACCGAGAACATTTCGCGGATGACGGAGCGGAGCTTGATTTCCTGAAGAATAGGAAGCTCCAGAGCAGCAGCAAACTCAGCTCGCTTAGCGTCGCCGACAGCGTTCATAGGCGCGGCAGCGGCTTCGCTAAACAGATTGGTTAGGTCTTTAAGAGTGATTTCCATCGTACCCTCCTTGCTTATAGCAGGCACTTGATGAGCAAGCGCGTACCAGCGGCGGTCTGCGATGCTGTGAGTGTATTCAGAGCCATTGCCGCCGGCCCGTAAGCGTTGTCCGTGGTGGAGACTGAGTCAGCGTTTGTGTCAGAGAGCTTACCGTCGTTGTCACAATACAAAAGCGTACCGTAGGCAATACCGTCAGAAGCCTCGTCTACATACTGGTCGGTCTCCCAGACACCCAAGGAAGCGACTGCAACAGCGTCGCCCTTGAAAGCATCCGAAGAACCCATGTCACTACGAAAACGAGCGTAAGAGGGCAAGTCAGTGTACTCGGCCTTAATCTTCTGCATCAAGAACCCAACGGGCGGGGTCGCGGTGCAGTCAGTGATAACGTCAACAGTCTTGTCGCCGACTAGCTTCATCAAGGTACCAGCGGCCAAAGGCAAGCTAGTAGCCGAATCTGCGTCGTGCACGAAAAACTGCATTTCAAGAACGGGTTCGCGCGGAATGAAAGTCATTGTGTCCTCCTAAGTAGTAGATACTCTATATCTCTACTTGTCTTCCTTTTTCATGATGAGCTTGCTGATTGCCTCGCCAAGCTTAATGGGGTCAGATTTCCTAGAAGCTAGGTCCATCTCTGTGGTAACAGGCGCAGCACCAGTCGTGTCGGTAGCGCCGTGGGCCAAACTGGCTACAATCTCGTTACGCAGTGCAACTAGGTCTGCAACGTAAGCAGAGAACTCTTCATCAGACAGAGCAACAACCTTCACCTTCTGCGCGTCAAGGGCAGCCCCTGCTCGAAGCACGTTCGAGGACTGAAGCGTCTCTAGGCGAGAAGCAAGAAGGGCCTCGGCATCAATTGCGTCCAGCCTGTCCTTGAGAGCAGAAGCCACCGCCTGCGACTCGGAAAGCTCCGCAGTTACAGCATCGAGCTTAGCAGCAAGCTCTTCCTTCTCTGTAGCTACAAAAGCAAGCGTGTCCCTGTCGGCCTCTAGCTCAGCCTTCAAAGTCGCCAGCTCGGCCGTCATGGCCTCTTTCTCGGCAGCAAGCTCCTCTAGGGAAGTCTGTGCTGTCTGCACATTCTCCGCTAGGGTACTTGCCTCTTCGCTCTTCGCGGAGAGCTCGGCCTGGACATCCGCCAACTGTGCGAGCTTTGCGTCGAACTCAGCCTGCGCCCTAGTGGCAGCAAGCTTACGCTCTTTCTCGGACAGGGCTTCATTCAGTGCCGCGGCAATGATTTCCCTAATCTCAGTCTTATCCATTGTTGAAACCTCCATGTATTCTTGTGTGTGCCCAACCAAGTAATCCTGTCAGATTTATTCCTGGGCCTTTCCTGCCTTGCGGCACCTTACTTCAGCAAGTCGATAATCTCTTGATGAACTTGCTCGTCATAGTCATCTGGCGGCAAATCGACTCCATCTACCTCATCGGAATAGTGCATGAACCACAGAGAGGCGTGCAGGTCGTCCATACTGTTTACAGCATCTTTGACCGACCTCCCTAGAATATTACGAATGCACCGTGCGTCAGTTGCGTCAGCGCGCGCTGGGCAGCCTGTCTCGAAAAGAGCACAGTAACTCTCGGCTGCGACCACGTCGTCTGGAGCCAAACCGATGTCCTCGGAAGTTCCAGGTGTGGAGCCGGATGAAGGTGGCCCTTCAACAACTATCCGCTTGTAGCTAACACAGGTACCGGGGTTGTCGCTTCTTCGCGCCGATTCGGCACCCGCAGTATCGGACGAGTCTGTAAATAGATTAATACTACTAGACGGTTTTGTAAAGAGATTTTTACTGGACATGCTATTTTTACTCACCGTTTGGATGGGCTGGCATCCAGTTAGGTCCAAAGAAAGTCCCGATAGTGTGGTAGTCGCCTCAGCCTTGGCGGCCTCCAATATAATGGACTCAGGGTTAGCCGGGTTCTCCACCAAACCAATTCCGGAAAACATTAGGTTACGAAGCACCCTACCAATCACTGCACCGACGCGCCTGCCGTCTGGCATCACAACGTCTGCAAGTGTGCCAGAATACTCTACAACCTTCTCCGGAGTAAGTCCAAACTTAGCTGCTTCGTCCATCGATAGAATGAGCTCTCCAATCATAACATCAAAGTGGGAGTAGAAACACTCCATAGATACTTTGTAGTTACCAAGGGTGATTGCATCAGCGATATCTGGAAACCTCTGCTTGTAGAGAGTCATCAAAACAGCGATATCAAAGGAGGACTTCTCTATGTCAGCGGCACCTTGCTCCGCTAAAAACTGCAGGGGCTCAAAAACGCTGCGCTCTTTATCCATAAATGCACGACCGTATATATGGCCTACTAAGGCATGCTGGATGTGCTCGACATCAAGGGGCTTACTGAGCATTGTGTCGCGGGCCTTGATGAGTTCAGAGGGCATAAAGACAGCACCATTGAGATTCATCCCAGTTGATACAAGGACGGCTGAGATGTACTGCAGGTCAGGCATCCTCTCATCTTCGGGAGGAAGCCCAAACGTTGGCGCTCCGGGAGCTGAAGCTACTTCAACCAGCGGAGCTTCAAGTATTACCTTATTTTCCATCGCCTTCTCCAATAGCGCAGTCATCAACTGACTCGCTCTCAATGGCGTCCCGAATTAGTCTGGCAATAGCTCTTATACGGGCTTCGGTATCTGCTAGGCGGTCTAACTGCTTATCAACTACAGCAAGGCTGTAATCTTCAGTGTTATCTACCACCTCTACAGCTACGCACCTACCAGCAGCTGGATGAGTTTCTTTATCCATTCTGGTGCTCCAACACTAGTCAAAATAGCGGTTATGCCTGCTGCCGCAACAATAAAATACAGCCGTGACAGACGTGATTGTAGTTTGAGTACCGTTGACGGGCTCTTCTCTACCACATCCAGTATTGCGACTTTCTCCTGGTCAGACCAATTAGCTACGGCGGAAGTAAACCTACGTACGAAGCCTATAAGAGCTGCGCGGTCTTCAGTATGATAGGGGCGGTCCTCAAAAAATGGAGCCAAGCCTTCGCGTAAAGCAGATAATGACGAAGTAAACTCGTTGTTGGCTGCGAGGATAACAGTAGCGTCATCCTTTATGGACTTGATAATATCAACCTGCTGACGAAGCTGACTTAACGTAGCCTCATCAAGAGATTGCCCTGCTTCTAGAGTGGAGTTAATGCGTGACAAAGCTTCAGAGAACCTCTCAACGAGATTCCTGACCAGTACTGTATTTACCTCCATAACGTGGTTAGAAACCGCGCCGGAAGGATTCTTCTCATCTGGCATTTAGCTACCCCCGGCCCTCCATAAGAAGGGCAAGTAACTCGTCTCTCTCACCTTGGCTCATCTCTAAAACATCGTCTCGCAGTGATGCCTGTGATTTCTTCTTAGGGCGCCCCGTGCCTACTGGCCTGCCCTCTGAAGGGGTGCGCGAAGGAGTACGCTGTGTAGGCTGTACGTTATCTCCGCCGGCTTTCTGGTTGTAGGGGCTGCCTATAATTCCGAAGTTCCCATCCAAAACGTCTTGTTTTTCTTCTGTAAGTCTAAACTTCTCTGTGTTCCAGTCGAAGTTAAGCTGCTTGACACCAGTCTCGTAAGATATAATACGCCGGTCGATTAGGCCCATTAATACCCGAGTTAGCTCAATCTCATCTCTCAGCTCAATATCGTTGAATCTGACGGTAGGAATCCTATCGAACCCTGCAGCCTCTGCGACCTGCTTGTACTCCCTGTAAATCCACCGCTTAACCTGGCGCCTCGCGTAGGCTACCTCTGCGATGATATTCTTGATGGCAAGTCCAACTGCAGCACTGGACGAGTTTCCAGAGCCGTCAATAAGAGCGCGGACTACACCTAGGGCGCCTGTATAGTCGTCGTTTACCTGCTCATACTTCCGCTTGCCAAGGATAGCTTCAATCTCAGGAGATACAATCTTCTCTACCTTAAGTGTATGATTCCACACAACGTTAAAAGACTTAGAAGACGTATCGAACAAGGAAGCGGCATTCTCTAGTACCTCCTGAGCCGTAACTGGATAGATATCGTTTCCTACAGTAATTAGTAGGATGTAGTTCGTGATGCCATCTAGTGTGCTGTAGTCGGCCTGGCGTAACGCACGTTTGTAGTTAACTGACTCAAAAGCGTTAACCCCTCGGGGGGCTGGATACCTAGAGTACGGCATAGGCCTGTAGTCAATCTCACCCAGAATATTTGGGTCTAGAATATACCCCTCACCTGCGGCAGCGGCGGCTTTCATATCAGCCGGTATTCTAGCCAACAAGCTCCTCTCGTGGGCAGTCTTCCCTTCCTTCTCGATAAGTGCCCTAATCTCCGAAAGAGCCTCAGCCTTTAACGCTGTGGTGGCTGTACCAAACATAACACTGCCTGAGATTTCAATAGAGAGGGGGTTGAGAATGGTGTATTTAACTGGCACACTAGCTTTAGACCAGCGCCGCTTGCGAGCTGCAGTTTCTTTTTTGGCGATTGGGCCGTAGATGTTGATACCTGGAACGTAAGTGCCGAGCTGCTTATAAGTACGCACCATACCCACGCGGTACAGGTCAAAGAACGCCTGGTCGACAATAGCGTCAAATCCAATATCAAATCCCCAGGAGTCAAAGTAGTTCTTTACAGAATCATCATCTGTATCGTTCTGAAACCCACTAGCCGAAAAATTCGTAAGTACTCGAATAGTAGAACCGTACAAGTCCTCATCATAGTAGTACTTTAGCGACTTTTTGAACAAGTCATGTGGCTTCTGGTCCGACGGAGGGGTAGAGCTCGTAAGGTCAAGGTCCCCTCTCTGGAGCTCTTGGCGCCTGATTACAGAACCCAGCTCCTCCATCTTACGCTTAATTACAGGGTCAAGGCCCTTGACGTTATTCCCGAGAGTAGCCAGCTGCTGGCCAGACACCTCCAGCTCAAGCTGTACCTGGCCGGGAGCTTTCTCTGTAACGCTAAGTACTCGTGGGGATACATCCCCCAATACGGCAGTGTCATCAGTAGACATTTATACCTCTACTTCCTTGGCTGCTTTAGGACTGCGCTAGAGATTGCTCTGGACACTGCGGTGCGGGATTCTGGCCTTGAGGACGACGCGGTGCGGTCGTATACCAAGCCGCCTGTCCACAATACCTGAGCATTATCCACTGCTCTCTCCATCTGGGCAATCTTTCTGCCACCATAGACGAATGCTGAAAATAAATCCTTCTTCTGCGCCCCATGGCCCCCACCGTTAGGAACATCGAAGTGTGCCTGGCCTGATTTTGTGGATGTAACCACGATTGCTAATAGCTGCTTTACCAGTACTACAATACTCTCGTGAATAAGCTCCTCTGACTCTAGCCCTGATAGGGTGGGTCCAGCAAAAAACAGCTTAGAGTTTTCTAGGAGGTTCAGTGTAGACCAGATGCACTCGGAGTTGACGTTCGGAGATGGGTTGACCAGCTCTAGTATGTGATTTCCTTCAACTCCAAAGTATTCTTCATCGTTAACATCAAGTATAATACGATTTCCGTATCTTGTTTCATCAGCGAGCAAATCCTTGATAGCTAACCCTCCACCTTGTGAGTCCATAACCAGGTACTCCGGCTTAAAGAGCTCACATACATCCATAAGCCTGTCGGCCATAGCTGGGAACTTCACCCCGTTCTCGTGTGTGGCATAGCATACCTTAGTAACACCCGTAGGCTGTAGCTCAAATACCACTATAGCAAAAAAGTCATTAGTTCTAGCAGGGTCACACGCTACTACGTACCGACAAGCTTCGGCGCGCTTGGTAACAATAGTATCCCCAGGAGGCAATACCCTGGACTGCAAAAGAGAGGCTTTGAAGACGCCGTCAGAGTCACTTTCCCAAATACCAAGATATTCCATACGAAACAGCGAGGCAGGCATAGTAGCCTTTGCCTCTTCTAGGACGTCCTCGTTCATAAATCCTTCGGGCATATCCGTATAGTTAGCGTAAGCAACCGCGTAGCCCGGCTTACCCTCGGCAATCATCTTCTCGTACTCTTGAATACGAGCGTACATATGATTGAACTTGTAGAAAGCTGATGACACCATGATTATCGTATTAGAGTTAAGCTGGCCGGCAAGGTCCTCCTCTGAGACACCGAGCTCTCGAAGGCCTTTTAGACGGGCTACCTGCTTAACCCTCTCCATCGGATTACTGGATGTCGCTGCCATGGGCTTGATTACAGCATCGAAGATTTCTTCCGGCAGCTGAGCAAACTCGTCTGACAAAATAACGTGAAAGCGGGCGCCTCGGATTTTCTCTCCGGTCCCCAACGGAACGGCCTCAATCATGGATGCGGGCACTGGCGCTACAGACCTAAACTCTAGAATGCACCTATCAGACTGGAAGGTGGGCTTCTTCGCTGTGGCCTCCCTAAAAATAGGCGAAGCATACCAAAGCTTCCGCACTTCCTCGAAAATCATCTTCGACTGGCGAAAACTCGGGGCGATTAGGCCAACCCGAGTACCAGGATATAGCATAGCTTTCAGGGAGGCGAATACAGAGAGAAGAAAGGTTTTTCCACAGCCGCGGCCTGCTGTTATGATGGAGAACTTGTTGTTCCACATAGCATCTAACAGTACTTGCTGCGACACTGGCAGGTCTACGTTAAGAAGCTCCGTCGCAGCTATAGCTGGGTACTTTCTGTAGTACTGCAGCAGCTCGAAATTGGATTCTTCTACCGTATCAGATACGGAGAGCCTATCGTTCATCTAAATCCTTAAGTGCTTTAAGCTTCTTACGCTTAAACTCTTCTTTATCTGCTTCGAGACCTTTCGCCATGTCTTCCAAACGAGCTCTCTTCTCAGTATCGTACGCTACAGCAATATCAACAATGCTAAAGCTCTGCTTGTTCTTGGTATCTACCCTGTCCATTCGCCTAGAAGCCAGCCCCATCTTCAACTTCTCTGAGTTCTTTCTAAGGCGCTCAATAGTACCTGCGGAGTCTAACATCGCCTTGTCCTGGCCCTTGGCTACTTTGAGCAGGCGCAGCTCCAGTACCCTGTTCAGCACTAGGCTGATGAGGTCATCTAGGTCAGAGGCAGATAACTCATCGCGGGGAAAATCCAGTAGAAACTGCTTGAACAGCCCGAAAAATAAAGACTCTTCATCTCCATCCCTCAGAATGTCCCTAACGGCCTCTAGAAAAATCAAGTCATCAGGCTTAATCATATCCCCAAAGAACTCGGAGATGTCCTGCGACTGCCTGGTAGACCTGAACTGGAGCTGCTTTACAATCTTCTCCTTAACCTCTTTTGGCTTGTCCTTCCGGTACTGTATGAGGTTTGCTCTGCTGTTGGAGTTACTACGTGCCTTTGGGCTCGAAGGCTCCTCACTAGCAAGCTGCTCCTCAGAAGGAAGTTCAGCCGTTTTCCACTCCTTATCCACTATCTCTTGAATACGCTCGTCGCTAAGAACCTCGTCGGCCTTCTTAACGTCGATGATTTTCTTTTTCCGAGCCAATTTACGCCTCCAGGCGTGCTTTGTCCGCGTCGGCTTTATCTAAAGCTGTATCAGCACGGCGCCCAAGAATCTCAAGCATCACGTGCACTTTACTGGACGTAACACGTACTACCCGACCAGTGAACCCCTTGAATGGGCCGGCGTTGACAACAACAAGGTCATCTACGGAAAACTGCTTGTTAGAAGACACCTGCCACTCTTCCAAGCGCTTAACCTCTCTGACGGGCTCGACGTCCTTTGCTGAGCACGAGCCAGTGTAAGTAGTAAAAAACGGTGAGGCTGTAAGTAGTTGGAAAACTTGTGGGTGGCTGTGGTAGTTAATATAGATGTACCCCGAGTACAGCGGGACGGACTTCGTCTTCCTTTTACCGCCCTTGGTCTTGTACTCTTCAATCGCTGTAGGGTACAGGTACTCGCGCACTTGCGGAAGACTGTCTAACAGCCTAACGGCGTCGTCGTACCTGCTCTTGCGTATAACCCAAATGTGCCACTTGTAATCCATAACCACCACCTAATACGAGTAACTGTTGTCCTCTGTAACACTGTACAGCTCTCCGCAACTGGAGCAGCCAACCATAACTGTGGTACGCGTAACGGACGCGCCACTACCACAGCTAGGGCACTCAGCCATTACACACAATCTGCCGTGTTTCTTTACCTTGCCGAACGAGAAGGGTAGATTTTTTGCTGCGGCCTCGCGCTCTCCGCGAGCCAACATATCCCGGTATCCCTTACTGCCTCTGGCTGCTTTGTTTGGCGCTTCTCTTGCCATAACTGCCTCCTGCTAATCCCTGAAAGGTGGGGGCTTCTTAGTATCCTTGGGCTCAGAGAAGGGGTTCGTTTCTCCAGGCACGTAACCCTCTCTAGGGTACTTACCTCTATAAGACCGAAACCGGTCTGCCGTATCAACATCGAACTCCCTATGAAAGTCTGAAATACGGGAAACCCCCCTCTTAATCACGTTATCTCCCATATCGTCCCTCCAAGACCATTAAACTGTCAAGCTGTTTGTATAGGTTACTGAAGTCGGCATCGTTATTTACCACGTAGTCCCACTCAAACCCGTCCAGCGCCACCTCAGATTTGTGAGAAGCGGTAGAGGCAGCTAGAGTTTGGGTGGGCCTGGTCACATTTACCAAGATGCCTCCGGCCTCTCTAACCGCTCTCACCTCGTTGGGAAAACGCACATCACATACTGCTGTATTAACGTCGGGAGAAGTGCGGGCTAGTAGTGTTCTAAGATGATAGTCTGGGTAGTAACTGCGTATCACATCGGTCCCAATGAACTGTAGAATCTCTCTAGGGGTACTGAGCACTCTACCTATGCGGCTAACGTCGCTCTCTACGTACATATCAGATAGGTCAACACCGCACTGTCTAAGGTCACCAAACACTCGGCTAAACACAAGCGAGTCTAGGTGTGCAGTATATTCTACGGATTTGGGCAGCTTAGAGGACTTTCCTGCCTCGGTACTTACATCCTCAGCGCTCAAAGAAAAAAGCTCCATACACATCCCTTTAAGGCTGCGTGCGAAGCTATCCTTAGCGAACCCATACTCTTTCACTAGATAGTCTCCAGACGTATCCTTACCAACCCCCGCCTTGTACCCAAAACCAATAAGCATTGTAAATCTCCAGTGTTAAAGCCCAGCGGCGGCAACTGCTGTGTTCGCCTCCGCCTCTAAGTCCTTCAAAGCTACATTAGTGTGGTTGGCATTAGAGTCACCAACAACTACTGTACCGATAACATGGCAAAGCTCATGTATGAGAGCAGAACGACTAATCTTACCCCTCCAAGCTACACTTACAGTGTAGCCGACAGTGAGCCCACTGTAAAGTGTGCCCTGCAGCACTGTCACAGTATTTAGGGCCCCAGTAGAGGGCGAGGGTGCTACAACCCCAGACCAGGTAAGGGTTACGGGCTTTATAGCCGCAGCACACTTACTTTCACCGTACCTTTTCCCGCAGGCCGATAAAAATAGCCCAATAGCCCTGTCAACTACAGCAGGAGCAGGAGCGCCGGGGGAGTTTCCGCTCGATATCTTAGAGATATAACTGGAGGACGCCGTTGTATAACTTGAGTACACCGGCTGGGGAGGGATGCAGGCGAGAAGGGATGAAGCTAGTAAAGCTAGTAAGGCTCGATATAACATGTAACAGCTCCCTGCGAAACATCTGGGAAAATGGATACTGTTTTATCTGACCTTGACTTAATGTACACCTTCTCCCGCACAGTAGTTTCTCCAGGGCACTCTAGGCCAGCCGGACAGCAAACTAGCGAGACCCAAATAGGTCTGGTATACGGATTAGAGATGGTAACGTTCAGCTTACGAAACTGTGACCTACGGGCAGATTCCACACCGGTGATAGCAGGCTCTACTACTTTAGTATACCCAGCGGCGGCGCAGCCGTACATCCCAGAAGTACTGAAAACCAACACCAAAGCCAGTGCACAAAATAGCGATACAAAGTGCTTAATCATAAACCACGCTCCTGTGCTAAGTGGGGGCCATAAGGCCCCCACTTAGCTAGTCAATACTAACCACCTGCCGCAACGCCACCACTCTTCATAGAGTTGCCCTTACCGACGGGAGCAGAAACACTCTCACCAGCTGGATTGCCGTGCGGGCTGTTTGTCTTCTTGGGCGCCGTGATGTTATCCACCGACTTCGCCGCACCATTCTTAACTACATAAAAACTGTGTGCCATAATGTCCTCCTATAGGATTTACATGTTTACCCGGCCAGGGAATATCCCTAAACGTTAGGGAACTAGTACTTCAGTTGTTACCTCAAGTAAGGCAAGCTTCTCTTGTAGGACTGCTCGAGCCTCAAGTATCCGCCTGTACTCCTCAAAGTATTTTGATATCTCAACGTCACCAAGTGAAAGAAGACCATCTTTAACCAGAGACGAAAACTGCACGCCCAACTCTAGGTTAGACTCGGCGAGGCCTTCCATCTCGTCTACTAGCAGCTCGGCCTCTGCTATTGTCATACCACTGGCGCTGGAAAGCAGCTGCAGTTTTGACTGTAGCAAAGCGGTCTTAAGCTTGCGCACCTGCGAGTACCTGTCCTGTAGAAACGACACCGTAGAAGAGATTTCCTCTTTCGAGGACGATGCCCCACTACTGAGCCACCGCTTAGTGGCTTGTATCTCACACTCTATACGGGCTAACCGTATCTTCGCAGAAGCTACGTTCATAAAAACCTACTCTGGCAGCTTTTTGACGTCCTGTGCCTGAAAGCCTCGGGCAGTCTTTACCAACGTATACTGCACACGCTCGTTCTCTTTTAGAGTCTTAAAGCCCTCTGACCCAGGCTCGATAAACCTAAAATGGACAAAAATGTCCCCGTCGTGGCCCTCGCCTACGATGAATCCAAAACCTTTTGAATCGTTGAACCACTTAACGCGGCCTTCAAGACCACTACCAAGAACCACTTCTTCTGACGACATATGAAGTCTCCTAAGGATAATCAGTACATAGCTGTACTTCAAAATCTCTTTCCCAAATAAAAACCACGGTATACCCGGCTTTCCTAAGCCTCTCTAAACGACGCATTGTTTGGTTATACAGGGCGCCGAACGTCTTCTTGCTCGTAGGGTTGACACCTTTAGAGTCATACAAATCTGGATTCCCGTGCCAGTAGTTCCCCAAGAATTCGTAGACAGTGCACGTCTTCGGGTCGAACCCATCAACCCGGATAGGCCACTTTTTGCCGGGGAGCTTTATCGGGTACTCACGAAATTCTTCTGGAATCCCAAGCGAGTCTAGCCACTCCTGCGACGCCGCCGAGACAGGCCCACCTGAGCAATACGGGCACCCAGCGCCGTTAGCCCTGTGGGCAATTCTTGTAAGCCACTCGTGGCCCTCTGAGCATAGCCACCAAGCTTTACTATTACAGCCAGGGGTTATACTGCTCGGAGTTATTTTACCGTTTTTTGACGGGTGCCATTCGGACGCCAAAACGGGATTTACTGTCGCTAGACAGTTGCCTGCACACACGCGCCTGTTAGAACAATAGGGGCAACCGCGGCCTTTAGACCTGTTACAAATAGACTCCTGCCAACAGTGCCCATTAGAGCAGGCCCACCAAACCTTTTTATTAGCACCATGAGTTGCGTCCTTCGGTGTCAAATCACCGTTTTTAGTTGGATGCCACTCGGACGCTAAAGCTGGATTTATCGTCGAAAGACAGTTATCCAGGCACACCTTTCTTCCAGAACAATACGGGCAGCCGCGGCCGCTAGAGCGGTGGTTTACTGTATCCTCCCACTCGTGACCTTTCTCGCAAAGCCACCAGGCTTTCTTGTTGGACCAGGGAGCAACATCCTTTGTCGACAACTTACCATTTTTTGTTGGGTGCCACTGGGAAAGAATGGAGGGGCTAGTTGCCGCCAGACACGATTCCGGCAAGACACGCTGACCAGCACAATAAGGGCATCCATGCCCTTTGGACCTGCTGGCAACGACGGCCTCCCAGCTATGCCCATTATGGCAAACCCACCAGACCTTCTTATTAGAAAAAGGCTTTACCTCAGAAGGATGTAGAAGATTTTTTTCCCAGTCCCAAGAAGCAAGTAACCTAGAGTCTTCTGTAATGCTTTCCATCAGTTTAGGAATAAACAAAAAATCACAAAGTGTAAACTATCAGCTATTTAAGTAGCGAGCTCAGGCCTGACTTTGTCAAAAAATCGCGGACCATATGATAGGGCACCGCAAAATAACCGGCAGGAAACGGTATGGAGCTACCGCCGACGCGAACTCCATAGAAAGACACTGCGATACCTACAACCTCTCCTCTGGCGTTAAATACGGGACCGCCTGAGTTACCAAAGTAGATGGGGGCAGTAATGCGTAGGTCATGGGCCTTGCCGGACTTGTTCAAAATCGAAGCAATAACACCGGTGGATACAGAAACAGATTCGTCTAGACCATTCTGCTTAATATAAGAATCGTTGTACGGTGCAGGGTAACCGATAACGGTGATTGGGTCACCAGCAGATGCCGTCCTGGCTACGCGCGAGGAGGCACCTAGGTAGACAGGCGTGGACGCAATCGCGAGGTCTACGTCGCTAGATACCGCCACGATAGTCAGCCGTACTCCGGCTGCCTTATAGGGAGTGCTTGTAGAGCGGTGCGCTGTAACAACACACTTGTATTTCAAAGTAGGCTTAAGTACGTGCGCCGCGGTTAGAACATAGGAAAGGCCAGACCTAGACGAGCTGAGAATAACTCCGGACGCGTGCCCACGCATCTTCTTAACTCCCTTTACGATACGAGGCACACCATCAGCACCGACTACCAACGAGGTATAAGGAACATCGCACGACAGCTTAATTAGCACTGTCTTGTTGATTGACGAAGCCACTAATGACTTCGCAGTAGAGTCTGGCTGAAGCTCAGCGCGCTGGCCAGCAGATGTGATACAGCCAGCAGCGGACAACGCAAGCAGCAGCGCGCCAACAGTCACCAACCTTAACGATGTTCCCATAGTCCCTCCGTACTAGAGGGAAGCTGCTAAATAGCACCCCTTCGCTACCGCTTCTAGAGGTGACGCGGAGCGCCTTACCTCTGAGATTGGGATAGGAAACCCTGACTCAACAAACGCAGCCTTTACCTCTTCAACAAAGCCCTCCGGCATCGATGTTCCTCCGGAAATAGCTACTGGAATAGGGGAAGAAAACGTAGGTAGAGCGGTAAACCCAAGCAGCCGATTAGAAGCCTCCCTGACTACGACACGCACAAAGTGCTTGTAGTAAATGCTCAGCGCCTCCTGGACCTTTCCAGAAGGGCTGAGGATGTTCAAGTTCTGTTCTTTCTCTGCCTGCACCAGTGTTGGAGTCAGGCCCAAGCTCAAAGCAACCTTTTCGTCAATCCAGTCTCCGCCTTTGGCCACAGAAAACCTAATATCGCTTTTACCAGACGACATCACAGCGAAGTTACACATACCTGCCCCAAAACTAATGGATAGGCCTGTAAGACCATCATCCATAAGCTCTGCGTAGGCGACAGCCTCCGCCTCGTTGATGGGCTCACCAGTATAACCTAGCCCAGACAAGATGGCGTTCAGGATGTTCTCGTGGTATACTACATCGAATTCCTGGTCGATGGGCTTCTCGGGTACCGAATAAACGCACTTCTCACCCGGGGTTTGAGGCTCTCCTAGAACTCCACCTATGATATGCTTAATCATCTCTAAAGCCTCAGGCTCACGAGAATTGATTACACCCTGGTGCAGAGGGCGCTGCAATACTGCACGCCTCTCTAAGGCTTTCTCTAAGGCTTCCTCACCGATTACGAAGAACTTACTTTCTTTGCGAAAAAAGTTAGCTCCTGATTTTACAAGCCCCTGCTCGATGAATCGAGCATTCATAGGAGTTTCAGCCTCGATGGTAAAAAACCCATCACGCTGAAGCTTGTAAACTAGCGAGTCGCCTTCCTGCCTACATCCAACAATAAAGCAGGTACCGATATCCAATCCAACAGGCATAACTAAACCTCGTTACTTTGAGCCGCGCAAGCGGCGGAGTTTATCGACAAGGGCCTCTGCGTCAGTCTTCTCTTCGACGCGCTCCCCAAGGTCAGTGAAGCTTTTCTTCATATCACTGGAGTCTGTCATAGGGTTGACAAACACATCATCCTCAGCAGGAGTCGTAGGCCGATTGCTATTGTTGCTATTCGTGGAGGCAGCCTGGAAAGACTTGCCTTCCACCATGGAGCGTAACGAGTCTAACATGCTAAGCAACATCTCGTTCTGCTTAACTAGAAACTCGTTTTGCTCCTCTAGATACTTGGTGTGGGCTGCTTGGCTAGGGGGCCGGCCCTTATAATGGTTACGAGACAATATGAATACCCCTAGGGAGACAACGGCCCCTGCCGCTGCTAGTAAAATGTACCAAAGCACTTTACGTAAGAACTACAGGGCCACCATGGGAAATATACACTGTATTCTCTACATGGGCAGATAGACAGCCATCTAGTGAAACAATGTCCCATTCGCCCTGAGCTTTTGTACGCCAGTCCCCATCAAAAATCACAGGCTCTATAGCCAAGAACATACCAGGCTTAAGGAGAGCGCCAGTGCCTTTTCTACCGTAGTTTGGAATCCATGGAGGCTGGTGCAGCTCTTTTCCAACTGCGTGGCCGACGAACTCCCTAGACACCGTAAACCCCGCGGGCTCTACTATTAACTGTACAGCAAACGATAAGTCACCAATCCTAGCGCCAGGCTGAGCTGCCAACGTCGCAGCTGTAAGAGCACTGTAAGCAGTGTCTACTAAGCGCTTAGCCCTAAGGGAGGGTGGTTTCCCTACGAAAAACGACCTACATGCGTCTGTAATAGCGCCATTGTACTCTACCCCGCAATCGATACTGATAAGGTCCCCAACTGAGATTGTACGACTACTTGGCACACAATGAACAACTTGGTCGTTTATTGAGATACAGATAGCAGCAGGAAACCCGTCGTGCCCTAAAAATACGGGCCGAGCGCCGCAGGACTCTATGAACTTACGTACAACCCTATCAACATCCACTGTAGCTGCTCCAGGGGAGCACGCTGCCGTGCGGCCAAGCTCGAGCGCCTGCTTCAAAATAGAGGCGCTGGCGACCATATCACCTAACGGTGGGTATTTCGACATTTGACTTACCATGATATAAGAGTATGCAAAATTTCTGCGATTGTTCTAACTGCCTATAGCAACAACAAGTTAGCCCTTCCAAGGTAGGCTTCGAGCTGTGTCGCTAGATTCGGGAAATGAGCACTAATCGCACTAGAGAATATATCGCTTGCTAGTACCTTCTTCAGGAGCTTAGCACAGTAGATTGGCGTTTGGCCGTTCGGAGAGTACTCGTCACCATTAATGACCTGTACCAAAATATGTACCTGCAGGGCCTTGAAGTCCTCAGACATATTTTCTGCGGCGCCAAAAAAAGCAGCCATCTCGTTATCGTACGCGTCCTGCCTCATAGAAAGCAAGGTTCGATACGAGAGTGTGTTCATGTACTCCATTGTACTCTGTTGAGTAGTGGCATCGTGGTTATGCGCCGTGCTAGGAGTGACTTCTCGAGCCTCCTCCTCATTAGGCCTCTCAGCATAACGTGAAGAGGGTTTGTTACCCCCACAGGACGTGCAAGCCATCAGTAACTCCTAGAGCTGTAGTGCGTTGAGCGACGTGACTACGGCCACCACAAGGGCAACCAAAGGCTCCAACGCAGCAGGTGAAAATAAAGACAGGGGCGTGTGCAGCATTCTAACTGGCACACTCAAAAGGCAGCAAGCTGACCCGCCATTTACAAGCCTCAAATCCTCGAGGTCTGTACCTGTAGTCTCCGCAGAATAGGGTGTACAGTAATCTAAGCGTAATCTCGACGCAGCTAAGACCACAAACTCATGTAGGGCCTTATGAATGAAAGGGCCTTTGGGAATTACCAACCTAGTGAACGGGTGTGGAAGAGCTAGCTCATCGTCCTGGTCATCGAACGGGCCTACAGGGTGCACATCCAAAACGATATTTATTGCTGGGTCGACTTTCCGAGCTGCGCAAACAGCGGCGCTGCCCGTCGCTTCTTCAGCAGCTGTGAGCACCCCAAATACCTTAGCGGGTAAGTGAGTCTTATCCTTGGATAGCTCCTGCATTACCCTGGTCAAAACGTAGACGGACAGCTTATTGTCCGCTGCGCGAGCAAACATCTTCCCGCCAGGGGCTGGGATAATCTCAGTTTTCCACACCCCGTATGTCTCGATAGGACAAAGCGCTTCGGCCTCCTGCAACGAAGAGACACCTAAGTCTACTACACACTCCTGAGTCTCTGGGACTTTAGTAATCTCCTCGTCGTCCAAAGCATGTACTGGGGTCCTTAGAACTACTCCGGCAATCTTCTTACCTGTAGGTGTTGTGAGGCTTAGTACTGACCCGGGCAACGAAGCGGGGTCTATGTAACCGACTGGGGCAATAGTAGCGTACCCATCCTCTGTGTGTCCTGTAACAACTATACCTACCTCATCCTGGTGGGCTGATATCATTACGCGGGAGCCGTAGTTCCCTCCCTGCACAGAGGCAGACACATTACCCAGCACGTCCTTACCCACGTAGTCTGCTACCTCAGCTAGGGTGTCCATATAGAGATTACCGAGCTCGGCCTCATAGTACGTAGGAGACTCTGTGGCTAGAATAGCAGTGAGCAATTTTTTGTCGAGCTTATACCGTCTCTTATTCATCTGCCCACCAATCCAGCCTTGTACCTGCTGGGTCTACTAAGATACTGCCGTGCGGTACTGAGTTATCTGTACGAATCGGGACTCCACAAAACTTCCCCCTTGACAACAGCGGTGGAATCATGCTCTTACTAGCAGAGTAAGACTTAAGTAGCTTTCTAGTACTACTAGAGCAAAGAATTGCTATAGAGGCTACTGGGTGTTCAGCGACCTCCGATAAAACAACTACCTCTGGGGATAGATGCCTTACTTTACTGCTTAGCCTCACTATCTTCATCTAAAATAGCTCTCCCGTGTATAAACCTTGCTGCACACTGAGCGCACTCTAGCGTAGGGTTTAGAAGGCTTGCTAATGGACTAGCCTCGAATCCATCCGTGCAAACAGCCGCGCCGCTATCAAACTCCAACCAGCAAAGACCATTCTGGCGCATATACAGCTCGTGCGGAGTTACACCTACCTCTAGGTCGCAACGTTTAAAGAGCTCCTTTACAACTTCCTCATCCACAGCCACTACGGCCTCCTGCCACCAGAGGCACCGACCGTGCACTCATACAGAGCTATGACTAGCAAGTTCTCTGGCTTGGGCCCTGCAAAGGGCTGGCTAAACGCTTTCATAATCCTGTAGTGCATTGGGGACGGCCGGGACATGAGGCAACTGCGGAAGTACCCCAGGACCGACATCCTAATAGCCTCAGGGTGAAACGTAGTAGATTTAACTATACCCATAAGCTCTGGCCAGCCGGCTCCCTTGGATAGGGCACGGGCCATCTCAAGGCCTGCAGCGGTTTCCTCGGAAGCCACGGACAGCATCTCCTCAATATCCGCACTACTGATGTTCCCAGCGCTATCCCCAGACAAAGTCTGGAAAACCTGCTGCAAGCTCACCAGGGCTGCGCGAGCACTGCCGCCGGCGGCCTTCACTACCAGCTCTAACGCTTTATCTACCATACCACCAGTTGGGTTACCCTCTAGGCCCCAAACCTCGTGAACGAGCTCAGAAATCTCGCTGTCAGACAGCTTAGGGAACTTGTAAGTCTGGCACCGATTTCTAACAGTAGGAATAATCTTCTGCGGGTCCGTGCTGCATAGTATAGTGTAAACACCTTTAGGAGACTCTTCCAGCAGCTTTAAGAGCATCTGCTGTGCGTCTCTCGTCAAACTATGAGCCTCGTCCAAGATGTACACCTTGTTGTCGCAGCTCCAAGACCCAAGCGCCGCACTTTCCTTTAGAGCTCGAATATCATCAATGCCCCTAGTGTCCGCAGCGTTAAGCTCTACTACCCCAGGCTCCTTGCCATCCATAATACGCCTACAGGTGTCGCACCTAGCACAAGGGTTTCCAGACTTACCTTTCTCTGTGCAGTTCAGCGCCATAGCTACAATACGCGCAGCTGTGGTTTTTCCGCACCCAGAATCCCCAGAAAAAAGAAACGCCTGGGCTGGAGAGGCCATAGTAGCTATCTTGCGCAGGCTACTTACCGCCGCTTTTTGACCAACAACCTCATCGAACGTCTGGGGACGATATTTGTGGTAAAAATCCCCTGCACCTCTAGGTAAAACCATCTAAAACTCCTTACTTCGTAATCCAGGAAGACACGTCTATCATACCGTTTTCTGACAATAATCCCTTACTCTCAGCCCAGTGCACGAACGACTTGAGCACCAGGGCTAAGTCGTCTTCACGCAGTAAAGCAAAAACCCCGGAGCCAGCCGCGTTTTTGGCAGTCATGAAAAGCATAGACACTCCGGACACCACAGATTTGGGCACCTTTACCATAATACAAACCTCACTTACCAGTACCGACCGTGCTAGAAACTAAAGCGGCTACGAAAGCTAGGCCCCCTATAACCGCCGCCTTGCGCACTAGGGGAGTATCAACAATCCCAAGACTCACTGCGTAGGCTGCTACCAGAAGCACAGTCAACGCCAACAGGTAGAGCAATACCGCTAGTGTCCTAAAACTCCTAAAAAATCGCATACTACGACCAGGTAAGCACAACTTCAGAACCAAACTTTTCCTTTAGGTCCTGGATGAGCAGCTGCTTGGTCTTCAGGTCTTTGATTCCGCTAACATACTGCAGCTTTTTAGTGGACTGATACTTAGCAAGTGCTGCCTTAGACGAGCCTCCCCAGTCTCCATCAACACCGTCGTTACGCTTACCATAGTTGCCGAGGTCGTAGCCCAAACGTACCAAGGCGTATTGCCAATCGAAAGACGTCCAGTTATCGGATGTACGAGCGGGGTCTCTATTTAAAGCCTCGATAATACTGGTGATTGTGAAGCCTGGGCAGTTGTGTACAAACACACCAGCCAGCAGCCCAAAGTTACTGTAGGGTGCACAGTTAATCACATCATACACATCTTGCATTCCAGCGCGCTCAACTGCTACTACTTTATGATTATTGGGCCCTACCAGGCCGTCTATATATCTAGAGGCAGTCTCAAAACGAGGTGTAAATCTACCAAACCTAGCACGAGCCTGCTCCCAGGCTGCCTCATCAGGCTCCTCACCACTATCGATAATGTAGTTATACACGTCTTCACACTTCTTAGTTAAACGCCGGTTGTTGGACTCCTTGACTGCGTTAGTCATCTTGTCCCTATACTCTGCTCTCTGCCAATTGGCTTCTACCTCCTTAGTTAGACGAGAGGTGTGCTTAGACCTAAACTCTTCGTCTTCCCATCGAGCACGAATACCGGCAGCACGCTTGCTCTTAGTAAGCTCAATATCAGCGCTAGCTCTATGTGCGTCTAGTGTCTTTTTCCCCGCTGATGAAACAGCTTCTCTGTACGCTGGGTCGTCCCAACGCTTCTTTGCCGCGGCAGACGCTTTTCTACTGAACTCTGCAGCAAACTGTGGGTCCTTGAATCGCTCCTTTAAAGCTGCCTTGGCCTTCGCCTGAGCCTCTGGATTACAAAACAACTTAATAGTCCTCGCTCTCGCTTCGGCTCTAAATACTGGATTCTCCCAGTTCTTTGACATATAATACGAACCCAAGGAAGCGTGCAAACCTATATGGTCTTTGTCGCCCATAATCACTAACTCACCAGGGGTGTTATTGGTTTTACATAGCGACCGGTGGTGAATAACCTGTTTCTGGCCAGCAGGCACAAACCCTTCCAAATCCACTGAAGAGGCTACCATGCGATGAGTCATCCTATACTTCCTGGAATACGGGTCCATAACTACTTCGTAGCCGCCAGGCGTAACAGCTCTATATAAAGGCATCAAGCTGGTACCAGCCTTTAGCTCTTCAGCAGAAGCGTAGCTTCCGTCTCTTAGCATAAAAAGGTGGTCAGTAGTACACGTAATACTCTTGCCATTATCAAGAGTAACCTTCACTACCTCTCGGTTTGTACCAGTCCGTTTAACGAGGCTTGGGCCACCTGGCACCACAGTACCGTCAGAGCTACAAGAGTAAAACCAATGCTTTTCCCCAGACTCGGCCATTTCAGCCGCTGTCTTCTTTGTGCCATCTAGCAACGGAATCTCTGTATCTCCAGAAATGCATGCAGGTTTTCCAAAATCGTAGTGTCCAAATACTTGGTCGTACCCAAGCCCGAGGTTATCACATAGATAGTTAATAAGCTCGAGTAAGGAGTTCATTTGGGCTAATGTGGGCTCATTAGTGCCGTCACTGTACCCAGTCCCGTTGAAATGGCCCCCAAGAACGATGGATAGGTACATCAAGTTCTCATCACCAGGAATCTTAGAGGTCCCCTGTGACCAGGTAATATCCTCTAGGTCATTACACATCCAGATATCACCAGAGCGTCGGATGTAAAAGGTGTAGCATACAGAGGGAGCTCCAGGGCTCTTTGACCCGTTTGGAAAATAAGTCACGTGGTAGTTAGCTGTATTGACTGGGTTATCCCCCCCAAGCGTTTGGTGAACGCAGAGGCCCTTGATATCTGACAGCTTTCTACGCCCCCACTTAAGTTTTTTATGGCGAGGGATTTCTTGACGCTTATCTAGCAGCTTACTAGGACGACCGGACTCTGGCCAGTCAGAGACAGGGTTAGTACTCATAGTCTTCTTAGCTCCAGTAAAAACTGCAGCGGTAGCCTTTGCGGCTAGCGCTACAGGTCTAAAGATGTACCTTGAAAGGGGAGAAGCGGACTTACTACTCATCGCTAGAGGCCTCGGCAAGCGCCTTCATCAATCGGGCATACGCTGAAGTGGAATCGAAGTAAGGCCTCTCATAAGAAACTACCTGGGGCTCCTCTGACCCATCAGCCAGGAAAAACAAGTAATGGTACCTCGTTTCCCCGGTATGGCCGGGCTCACCAGATGGGTAGTACCCGATTGGCATAACGAACGTTAAATGCTCACTAGAGCTATCGAGAAACGATAAATCCGTAAACAGCATTGGTAAACTCCTAACTCTAAGCGTTGTCTCTCGATGACTCAGTAGGCACCTTTACAAAGTACCGTGCTGCTGGCCCGAGATAAGGCGGTAAGGCGACTACAGACTCAACGTAGCGCGCTCCACAAGTATCACAGCTATACCCCTCACGCACACAAAACTCCTCTTCTACGTTGATATCTCTCTCTAAAACGCCTTCGGGGCATTTCAAACAATCACCCTTATCGGCAGTGTACGGGATGTAAACAAACAGGTCTTTGTTAATAGGTCTTCGGACAGCCCTCATGTGGTGCCTCCTACTCTCGGTGAGACCGCTGTTTTACAACGACCGCAGCCTGGTGCTACTGCGCACCTTAAGTATATGGCAAAAACAAGAGGCTGTCGAGGCTCCAGATGCTAGAAGTAGTGGTTCAAGGAAAGGCTAGCGTACACATCTGCAGTGGACGATGCTGTCTTAGCCACCAAAGTTAAAGTGTTGCTTACACCATAGAATGAGCCAACTAAACCAAGCACAGAATTCAAAGACATAATCTGCGAAACCTTGTTCTGGTTGGTAGAGTCTACGTAGCCTGAAGAGATTATATGACCAGAGCCTTCGGTATAGTCTACAGCTGTCGTAGACTTATCAATACCATCTACCTGCGTCCAAGTGAAGGGGCCGCTAAATGTACCACCAAGCACCAACCGCCACGAGACTAGTACTGAGCCTGCGTTGTGCAGCAAAACACTCTCCGGCATGGCATACGAACGTACATAGGCAGGATTAAGCCTTACAGCTACTACATTCTTGTACGCGCTAGAGCCTATGGAGTTAGCAGCAAATCCAGTGTCCACGGCTATTGGTTTGGCAGGGTCCTCTTCACCGCCCTCTCTAACTACGGAACTACAGATTTGCTTCAGTGAGCCACCTGCAGAGGCAGCGGGGGAAGAAATCTCATACCGACAAGGCAACGAGCCTGTAGACATATACGTGGTAGTTTCCTTATTGGCGTGTAAAAATTCGTGTACCTGACACAGCCTACCGTCTATATCTAAATCTACGCGAACTCGGCCGGCACCTAACCACTGCACATCTGTATGAAAGATGTTAGTTTTACTAGGGTCTAAAGTATATCCACTCGGTCCAGCCCCGTCAAGTCTATCAATAGTCCAAGCGGACTGGGCTACGCGAGTATCAACAATGGCCCCAGACGAGGAAGACCGCTTAACTAGGTATAGTTCAGAGGCAGAGGACTCTAGAAATATACCGTCTTTACCATCAAAGTACCCCAGCCTTTTTACAATCCCCGTCTCAGGGTGCATACTAGCGAAAGACTTTACAACACTCTGGGACTGACCAGCGCGATACAAAAAGTATTTGTAGGTTTGCCTAATAGCCACATCGCCGGCCGTGCCACTAACTGTCATATCAATCGTATTGGAATACGGGTCACGAGATACTGTTGAAGTACCAGATACGATAGTTTCCCACTCCAACGGCTGCATATCGTAAGTAAATGTAGAGCTATGTAGTACGTGGTTGTTGGAAACCCTCTGGCGGTGGAAAGCATCAACCTGAGGACCATCTCGGAGGGTTGTTATGACAGTGCCTGTAACAGAGGTAACTGAGGGGCTTACAACGTTAACGTCAACAGGGTTGGTAACGGTATTCAAACGGTCTAAGGTATTCAGGGAGCCAGTCACAGTAGTGACCTGCCTGGGTATACCTTTGTAGTGGTCTCTCATCGCTGCCTCCAGCACAAATAGGGGGCTGCGGAAACGCAGCCCCCTCCTGGTTATGCACTATTTTTTTGGGAGGGCTAGCTACACCTTAGGCGAACCTAAGCCAGGATTGAAGACTACGTAGCTAAACCTACGAACGTCTGCGTTGTCCTCACCAGAAAAATGCACAGTCTGGTTAGCAACATCAATCGAGTGAGCAATACCCTGAGTCTTCGTACCACTGGCAGGGCTAACCATAACTAGTGAGTGCCAGCCGATACTGGGGTCTGTCATATTTGCATAACCAGCCGTAAGAACACCGCTGCCTACTAACACAGGGGTAAAGGCACTGGTACTATCCGCTGCCCCAGAAGGGCGCGGGTGCTGCACCTTACCGTCCTTGTCCATACGCATCACAAATTTCTTAGGTACACCTTGGTAGTTGTCACGTGACATGATATGCTCCTACTACGCTGTTTTGACCGTAGACATCTCAGTTGTGTTAGATACGGCGCCGGTTTCCGAATTGGCGTAGATATGAACCGCTCGGTTCGTCTTAAGTACAGGGGTGGTCAACGATTTTGGTAGATTGCTATAATGGTCTCTTGCCATAATATTCTCCTATTTGGGTAGGTACAGCTGTGATGATGTGTCTATATCGGGCTGGTTCTTCAATACTGATGTCAACGCCAGGCGAGCGTTTGAAAACGACTTAAGCTTTATTGGGACGGTATTATCCACCAAAGCGCTATCTAACCACAAGTCTGAGTGTGATTCTAGGTTAAATCCAATAGAAGAATCGGAAAGAACAAGAGCCCTCCCTGACACGAACCCCCCCCCTACTGAAAATAGGCCACCCCTAAGATGTAGGCAATTCAGCTCCAAGGAGCTGCTAGGCGTACAGAAGATGGTACCCTTAAGCGCTGTATTGGGGTGGAACACCTTGTTAGCGTTCGCGTCAAAATCTCCATCAACTGGTGACGGAGAAAACCTGGCACTGTCGTGGGGGAGGCTAAAACCGCGGCCGTACCTAAGCGGTCCCGCTGAGCCTCTAATGACTAGTCCCAGATGGGAGGAGCCCGTTCCGTTCAATCCTATACGCGTACTTATAGTACGAGAGTATCTAGAGCTGCCATAAAACTGGATAGCCGGTATAGTGATGTCCTCAGTCCAGGTACCGTCACCAATATCTACCACTAAACCCACATTAGACTTAACAGGGAGCAACTCTATAGCACGCTCGATTGTTCGCACGGGGCTGTGCATAGACGAGCCATCGTTATGGTCAGCACCGTTCTTACGAACGTACACTGCACGCATACTCCTGGGGCCGCCAACCTTAGTAGCACTGGACCTATAGTGGTCCCGACCTAAACCAGGCACGAAAACTCCGAAGTGTGGATTTTTATTTGGTAGGCTAACGGCCTTTCCCTGCCGCTTAAAACTCGGCTTCTCTTATGGCCTGGGAAAATTGCCCAGGCCGACATTAATTGGTCAGCAACCCAACTGAAAGGCGTCCCTAAAAGCGTGTTCCTCAGTTGATGACCTATGACCGACCGAAGTCGGGTCTCTAAACTAGAAGACGCGAAGGCATGTGCACTGCCTGGAACACCGCCCCCTCTAGTGGGTCTATACAAATGAATAGTAAAACAATGGCTTTATGGTAAGGCATTGCTTAAAAAAATTGCTTTGCCTTAAAAACTGGGCCTTCCCAGAAACTGCCTACTAAAGCTTTTTTCTTGCGGGGCGTTTGCCGCCGTTGCTTGCGAGGAAATCCTTTTCCCAGACGAAAACTACGCTATACCCTGCTTTACGTAGCTGCTCGAGACGCCGAATCGTCTTTCGGTACAACGTGCCGTACACTGCCCTACTTGTCGGATTTATATCATTAAAATCATATACTTCGGGATTCCCGTGCCAATAGTCACCCAGAAACTCATAAACAGTATTCGAGGCTGGGTCAAACCCATCAACGTGAATTGGCCGTTTTTTACCTGGCAGCCTTATCGAAACCTCTCGATGCTCTGCAGGAACCCCCAACGAGTCAAGCCATCTTTGTGATGCTGCAGAAACGGGGCCCCCGAAGCATTGTGGGCAACTGCTGCCTCTGGACCTATTATTTACTGTTGACTGCCACTCATGCCCTTCAGCACAAACCCACCAAACCTTCCTACGTGAGTATGGCAGTACACCAGCAGCGCTAATCTGATTTCTTGTCGGATGCCACTCAGAGGCCAACTCTGGATTAACAGTGGCAAGACACGTCTCTGGAAGCACCTTTTTCCCAACACAGTAGGGGCAGTGGGTACCGGTGAGCCTATCTCTTACGCTAGTTCTCCACCTGTGGCCCTTACTACAGAGCCACCACACCTTTTTATTGGACCCCGCGGTAACATCCTCGGGCGACAGCTTGCCATTTTTTGTCGGGTGCCACTCTGAGACCAAATCTGGTCTAACAGTCGAGAGGCAATTATCCTGACAGGCCTTCTGACCAGAGCAGTATGGGCAGCCGTCACCAGCTGACCTATCATTAATAGTGGACTGCCACTCGTGGCCCTTACCACAAACCCACCAAACTTTCTTATTGGAGCCCTTGGTTACATCGGCCGGCGCCAAGTCACCATTTTTTGTCGGATGCCACTCGCCCGCGAGTTCGGGATTTACAGTCGAAAGGCAGTTATCTTGGCAAGCACGCGCGTGCTTTGAGCAATAAGGACAGCCACTATTATTACCTGCCCTGTTGTAAACTGCTGCCTGCCAGGTATGGCCGAGGCCGCACTGCCACCAAACCTTCTTATTGGAGCCCTTAGTAATGGTATAAGGTGTTAGCGCTAAACCCAGGTTTTTTTGGGAGTGCCACTCTTTAGCCAGCTCCGGGTGGGTAGAGGCTAAACAACTGTCTACATCCACGAATGGAGCGTGACGGTTCCTAGTAATGGCCTACCTCCCACGGGACGGGAACGTACCCGATGGAACGGCTGACCGACCACCTAGTATACACCGCTTTCGGCAGGCGCTGGGTTTTTTTCTGACGGGCTGCACGCTCCCTTTTCGGCGCTCTTACCTCTCGGTACCCATCCGTAGCGACATAATGCGTCATCTCGCGCATAGCCCGCGTGACCTTGAGCAAACCACACGCGGAAAGGGCCGTCACGTGGCGCGATACCGTCCGGCCGGAAAACCCGGTGACTTCCTCCAGGCGGCTGACCGCAATTTCCGACCCCATCGCGTCCCACGACATCGTCTTGATAGCCACGTAGATAACCCTGGCTTGAGCGGAGAGGCGCCTGTTCATGATAACGATACGAGGAATGACCACGAATTTGCCAGGCGTACAGCGTACCCTGTGACCTCTGGGAAGGTAGTACGCCATCCCCCTCGGCCCCTTATGGTATGTCCTTACTAGGCCTAGCCTTCTTAGTTCCCCTACTAGCTTTGATACTTTGTCTACATGAAACCCTGTCAATGTAGATAGGTATGCTCTAGTAACGTTGAATGCTCTTCCCCCTATTGCTCTTGCTGATAGGACCCAGTAAAGCAGTCTAGCTGAGGGTGATTGTATTGTATCTGCAGTCACTAAATCTTTTGGGAAGAACACTACATCCGACATTATAAAGCTCCAAAGCTACGGGAGGCCCGCAATAAAAAATACTACCTAAATGCTGACCTGAGCCACTCGGTGACTTCCTTTGACATGAGATACCTGGTACCGTCGATTGTCAACGTCTCGCCGTGCTCGACGTCGAGACCCAAAGTGATTTCGTAAATCTTCTTAGGCCGTGCCTGCAGAGTTGGCGCATCAGAGATACCCTCAAGCCACCCATCCATAAGGTTGAAGTCGGCTTGGGTTACACCACGACAGTGGTCCTTCAAAACATCATCTGCAGAGTCGCCAGGAAGGCCTGCAGTTCCTTGCTCGTCTCTAGAATTGTGGTAAAAGTCGAAGGGTCCTTCGACGTCGCGCCAGGAGAGCTTCTTGTACGCCCGCTTCTTCTTGGCCTCTTGCTGTGCTGCTTCCTCAGTGGCTTTCGCCTGCTCTTTCAGTACTGCTCCTCGCAGCTGCTTCTTGTAGAAGTTTTCACACGTACTACACATCAAAGTCTCCTTTGTGGATTGTCCTACTAGGCTGGTTACTGCTCCACACTTTGTACAAAATCCTGCGACTACACTACCCATCGAAAAAAATCCTTTCTAGTGGCACTCGCGCCGCTTGCACTCGTCTACCAGCGAGGGGGCCGGCTTGGAAATGTCGTCAGAAGGTGCCTTCGTGTAGCTCACTACTGCAATGACGACACACACAGTATAAGCCAAAGCTATAGCTAGTGCCCACCAAAAAGAGTACGTGTGCGGAACTTTCTGACTCATGTTACCTCCCTACTCTACGATTTTACGTGCGAGCAGCCAACCGACCAGTGAGCTTACAGCCACAACTATAAGTAAAGATACAGCATTTAGCATTTTACCACTCCAATAAGAAACATAGCGACCAGCAGAGCTGTAAAGATTGCCCACCCTGGGACTCTCCGCCACCAGGCGGAGCTATTCTGTGCTGGCGCTAGGTAGGGACTTTGTGACGGCGGGCCTGGGGGCCTTAGCGCTCGTCCAGATAATTCACGTCTTGTTGCCATGCTACCTTGAAATCCTTTCTGCGACTAGGTAGACAGCTAGGCCTCCTACTGCCGCCAAAGAAAAAACAGATAAAATCACACCTAAAAATGACATTATTTGCACCCCTGCAGAGACCTCGCTAACTTTTTCAGCTTGCGCGCCAACTTTTTTGCGTCTTCTGCAGATAATTCTGCTACAGAAAGCCCTTTTCCGGGCGTATCAAGAAAAATCTGCACAAGCCCATCTTTTTCTCTACAGTCATAATTTAATGAGGTCTTCCAGCCTGTTAGTTCCAAAGGCTCTGCCTTCCAGTCTGTGAACTCTAGTTCGGACGGAGACTTCCACGGGCCCATAATCTTCTCGTACGTGGAGGGGGCTATAGGGGAACAGGTTGGACAGTACGTCCAACTCATACTCACCCCCGTAGTACCGCACCCGGTGCTGTCTGACGCCTTAAGCTGGCCCCCATTGGGATATACTGTGGCCAGGGAGCCCCCGCACATAGGGCAAGTCGGCGCTGATGTAGTCTCGATTACACGCATGTAGTTAGTCTCATTTTCCATCGATACACCTATGAGTAATGCGGCTTCCTTGAAGATAGCTTACCATTAAGCCGCTTCGCAGTAGCCATACTAGCGTACTTGGCTGGTACGTACACAAAAGATACCAGCTCTCCGCAAGCCATACAAACCCCGCGGGCCACCAGAGCGCCGGCGACATCTTCGAAGAGCTCCTTCTCTATAGAGGAAGCAGCTCCGCAGGTCGGACATTTACAGAGTACGTGCAGCTCGGTGTTGTTCATGATACCTCCTATAGAATGGTATAAATCCCCTAACGTGTAGCCCAGGCCCGCCGAAAAAACCACCCGAGGTTTGTCCAACGATACATAAGTACAACGTACTATGTATATCCAGCCGCCGGTAACTACCGAAGCGGCCGTGGTTATATGCCGTACAACCGAGGCGTACCTTCTAGGTACGCAGCCTGCGTCGCCTCGCAAGCTCGGCTAGCAGGGACCCGCTCAGGTTATAAAAGCGGGGTAGGACGCTGGCGGTGCTTTTATATCATACATGTAAGAGCACCTAGTAACGAGGAACCCCCTATGTCGAAAATCACTAGACCGAAGCTTCCAGAGACGCGCCCAGAACTAGTGTCCGAGTGGCATCCAACAAAAAATCAGGGTTTAGCGGTCAGTACACTAACCACCTTTTCCAACAAAAGGGCCTGGTGGCTCTGTGAAAAAGGACATGAGTGGGAAGCACGCATCGCAGACCGGTCTACTGGGCAGGGGTGCCCCTACTGCTCGGGCCAGCGCGCGTGCCACGATAACTGTCTTGCCACTGTTAACTCGAAGCTAGCGAAGCAATGGCACCCTACTAAAAACGGAAGTCTTGGGCCATCTAAGGTTATGCCGGGCTCTGGTAAAAAGGTCTGGTGGCAGTGCCCGGAGGGCCACGAGTGGAAAGCTACTATTAACAGCCGGTCTTGGGGCAAGGGGTGCCCCTACTGCGCAGGTCGGCTCTCTGTAAGAGACACAAGGCTTTCCACCACCAACCAGGAACTAGTGTCCGAGTGGCATCCAACTAAAAACGATGACCTGACTCCAGAAAACGTAACTACTAGCTCTAACAGGAGGGTCTGGTGGCGCTGTGCTAATGGGCACGAGTGGGTAGCTTACGTATTTAATAGAGCTAGGGGGTATGGGTGTCCTTACTGCTCAGGTGCCTTGGCCACCCCGGAAAACTGCTTTGCTACGCTTAACTCCCACCTAGTACCGGAATGGCATCCCACTAAAAACGGCGATTTGACTCCATACATGGTTACTAGAGCCTCTCGCAGGGAGGTTTGGTGGGTCTGTGCCGCCGGCCACGAGTGGAAAGCTAGAATTTCCAGCAGAGCCCGCGGTCATGGGTGCCACACCTGCATGACAGGTCCTGTTTCTGAAGTCTCCCAACGCTGGTTAGACTCCTTAGGTGTTCCACCTGAGTATCGCGAGGTTCCAGTTAAACTGGCTGGTAGAGAGCGTCCCTTTAGAGTTGACGGTTTTGACCCAGAGACCCTCACAGTGTATGAGTTTCTCGGGGATTTTTGGCATGGGAACCCTGCTGTACATAACCCAGACGACACTAACACTGTAAATAAAAAGACGTTCGGGGCTCTATATAAGAAAACCATCCGGCGGCTAGAGCTACTTCGCAAAGGTGGTTATAACGTGGTGTTCATCTGGGAGTACGACTTTAGGAATCAATAACCTCCCCTACGCGGCGAGGATTTCTGCTTTTGCCATAGCGGAAAATTTCGGAATTCCCCACTTAGCAGGCCACGGAAATAAATAGCTTACGGAGCAGACAGCCGCCCCGAAGGCCTCGGCTCTATTGATGATTGCTCTAGGGTCGACGCTAATTTTGCGCATGAGCTCTTCGCGGATTGCAAATCTTTCTGCGTCTAATTCAAGCCAAAATCGTACATAAGCAAGACCAGCGAACGGCGGAAGTAGGGCATACAGTATTAGGTAGAGGGGCACCCCGAGCATGGGGTGAATCCCGAACCCGCACCACCTAAACTGTGTAGTATGCCTTGTCTCATGAAAAAGTGTAGTGAGCACGTCGTAGTACGACCAGGATTCGTCGTAGAACTGAAAGTTTCCTGTGGTAAACGCGAAGTGCTTGGTGAACGTCTCTTTATCAGCGATGTGAAGCAGCACCACCACCCACGTAATAAACTTTGCAAACCAGTTGTCCTTAGTCATCAGCACCACGGTCTTATCGACCGTGCGTGCCAACGCCTGCAGCTCGTCTTTACGCGCTACCCAGGAATCTTCCATTAGACCGACTTAACAGCAGACATTTCTGCTAGGTCCCAGATGTTGCCGTCGGCGTAAATGTGCAGAACGTACTTCGTAGCCGTAGCTGCAACGGTGTGGGGGTAGTTATCAGGACGTCCTTGATAATGGTCTCTTGCCATGATGGCCTCCATCCTTTCCCTTGAGGGAGGTAGTAATTCTTGAAACGCTTGAATTGGGTGAATTTTTTCGGCGGGGGCTGCATAAAGCTTTGCGCTTTGCCCAGCGCGTAAGAAGAACACACGTGTTCTGTATACCTAGACAGGTACAGAATAGTAATAAGAAA